CCCGCATAATTCTTTAACCGTGATCTCCCACATGGTGATCGCCAGGTTGAGATTGTTTTCTGCAAACCAGTCAGGCGGCAAGACCCCCTTAAGCGGAGTAAAAACCGGTTCATTTTTATTCAGGGCACGCTTACCGGGATTGCCGGCTAATGCTTTTCGGGCGGTTGGCTTTGCGCGACGTCCTGATTTGCCAGCCGTTCCAGCCATAAATAAAAAATCTCCAAAAAGGGGATAAAAATACAAGGAAAATGACACTGAAATTGGCTGATTTATCTCCCGGATTAAATTTCATTTTTCGCGGGTATAAAAATTCGACTGAGGCGGCAGTCCCGTAAGGCGAGAGGGGTAGCTATTTCACCCCCCCCTACCCCGGTGAAATCATTTCTCATGAATAGATTTTCATTTGAAATTAGATATGAATATCAGGTGCATCATGGGTTATTTCATCAGTGACGGCGAATACCACTCTCAGAGCGGGGTGAGGGTCTCCGGCATTTGTTTCCACGACTGTTTGTTTCTGGTTTGATAACAACATACCCTCAACACTTAAAGCGTAGCCCTTAAATGTGCCATCCTTGAACAATCGTGATAGCTTCACTTGTCTCTCTGTCATCTCATTCTCTCCGTTGCTGTCTTGCGTCTGTGGCAAGACCAACATAGTGATTGTAAGTTACTATCCCTATCGGTACCGCCATGCGCCTTGGGGATAATGTGGTCAACCGTGGTAGCTGTAACCGCTCGGCCATGATGTAAGCAGTCTTGGCACAAGTGCTTATCACGCTTCAATATGCGTGGACGTATTGTGTCCCACTGACTACCATAGCCGCGTTCGTGTCGATTCTTGCCCCGTTGGTGGTTCTCCCAGCCAGTATTGATATGCTGCTGACAGTAACCAGAACGATCTGTTGTTGTACGTGCGCAGCCACGCTTGCGGCAAGCGCGAGGTATCCTTGCTGGCATATCATCACCACTTTGAGAGCCGACCGCCGATCTGACTCTCACGCATAGCCCACTTATGTATCTCATCTTGAACTATTTCCCGGATAACTTTACTGAAACGTTCATCTTGTTCTCTTATGCTTGCGACGGTCATTGTTGCGTTTTCAATAATCGCATTAGCATTTATTTGAATAAGTTCATTGATACGCTTAAGTTGTGCCTCAGTTTTATCCAATTCACTGCTGTTTACGTTAACACCAACGCTGACTGTATATGTTTCAGTGTCTAATGATTTATCTTTCATGTTTATTTCTCGATATCGGATTATCAGTATTAGCGTAGCCACTATTGAAATAACTACTTCAACATGAGCCAGCTTAGAAAACATCAGGTGAAGTGGTATCCTTGCTAGTCCCTATAACCAACAAGATGAACAAATATGCTGAAATCTACATTAATTGCTAAATGCCTGTTGCAGTGTCGCATGATCCCTAATCTTGGTACCGGAGAAAATGCGGTTGAATCTATTTTTAGGGAATATTTTCCGCACCATTCATTCAGTAAGTGGAACACTTATTTACCCGATAATGTGGTTAATTTTTATTTAAAAGCCTCTAACGGTAGCGATACAATTCGTGTTGACTCTTTTATCAAAGAGCTTTGGGATCTTTGATTGCTGCAAATGCTGCATGATTATGGTTTATGGTTTTTCCAACCAAATTAGCCTCATGTTCCAGCGAGGTCCTATCAAGCGATAGGGTCTCTACTACCGATTTAAGAAAAAACAAGTAATCAATTGATATTGCCGACTTTGTATTCAAGTAACACAAAGAAGCACCATTGACCCGCAACTCAATTATTTTTCCGTTGTTATTGTTATTCACTTTATTCATTTCGCTCTCCCGCATTCAGTATTCACATAATCCTACAAATATCTTAATAATGAGCCGTCTCTCCGGCTGTCACACCGCTTCGCCTACCTATAGCTGATGTTGCTAACATATGCCCGCATCCGGGGGTATTAGTTATTTTTGACTCTGCTTGTACACTCGATAGAAAAGGAAGCTATGTCATGGTTAATACAAACAGACGGCGATAACCGGCGCGGCTCTGTATCCAGGCTGGAAACAGTTGTAATTAGAATATTCTGCTACATGCTGAAATATAATCCCGTACTATCTTGAGACCACCAGCATCTAAAACCTATACAAAACTCTATCAAAGGCACTTCATGAGCACCTTTTGCAGAATTTTATAAATCAAGATTTGGGCTTGACTGAACTGTATTTACTTACATCATGGGAAAATAATATTGTCTTCATCAGTCGGCAACCGTAGAGATATGTCTACAATTGAGTTTTAAAATGATCCTCTATTGCTTCAGACATCCTTTTCATCCAGTCCGCGAGTTTTAAAGCGGCTTCTTTCTCTGACGCCAGTTTCGGAAAGTCTTCAAATTCCATTTTCGCGGTACATCTACCGAATTGGTCTTTTCTAATGACAAGAGTTTGTTCGAGAATTGTTTTTGAATTTGTGTGTAATACGTAGTATTTACTGAGTTGCGTACCCTCTTCACGGTCTTTTTCGAAGTAAACCAGATCAACTTCTGTTCTCATTTCTTCACCTATTGACACTGAGTTTTGATGTAGTCCTGCAAGCCTAATACCTGCTGATTGATTACCGCTATTCGCTCTCTGAGGGTCCAATAATGCCGGATAGCGGTGTCAGCAGGTCGGGCGGTAGCTGCATTAACCAGGCCGGCGCGGGAATCGACTTCACTCTTTGGACATGTGGCTTTGACGAGCAACCGGCGACGACCAGCGGCAACATCACCACGAAGAGCATCAATTTCAGATTTGGCATGAGCAAGTTCCTGTGTATGCTGATTATCCAGTTCAGACAGGAGCTTTATCCTCTCCTGCTGACTGGCGATTTCATTCTGTTGCTCCAGTAACTCGCTCTGTAGCTGGACTGTCGTATCAAGCTGTTTAGTGTACTTACCGTAATAGTGATGAGCCACCAACGAGACAAGAACCAGTGCAACGAAGGTGTAACCGTGTGAGTTAAACTTCATGCGACCTCTTGTAATATTCTCTCGCCAAGCCAGCGCATTACCGGTACTGCCATTGAATTCCCGATTGCCCGGTAACGGTGACCATCAGGGCAATCAGCCGAAGCCTTGCCATTCCACGGAATTTGGGTGTGATTATCGGGGAAACCCTGCAACCGCTCGCATTCGATTGGAGTTAAACGACGCACGGCGTAGCATAATTCACGGCGTGAACATCTGTCGTTGTCAGCGTATATGATGTTTCTTCTTGATACCCGTTGCCACCCCCGCCATTCTTTTCTCTGCGGTTTATTGTGTTACCTGCCAGGGCAATCGCCACTAAATCGGTTGCACTTTTTGCATCTCTGGATTTTAACGTCGACGAAATATCATCTGTTTGATACTCACCAAATGAAATTTGCCGGTATGTTGCTACCAGTCCGCTGCCTCTTTGTGAAAATTGGTTGCTCATCCCGATACCGCCAACATTGTGGCCCTAGTTTAACGTCGGGTGCGGGTTTAGCCCTGAGCCTCGGTGACTACCGATAACAGCGCGGTTTCCAACGCAGTCGGTAATTGTTTTCCCCGCCGTTCCGCGCGGTTCAGTATTCCGAGGCAGGCGGTCTGACTCAAAAAGTATTTTTGCGGGACAGATGTCTGTTTTAGCACTTGCGACAACAAACACACGGCGTCGTCGTTGGGCCACTCCAAAATATTGAGCGTCAAGCACTCGCCAGGCGACATTTCTTTGTGGTCCAGACACATAACCAGCGTTCGTCCATCTTTTCCCTGTCGGCTTAAGTTCTTCACTTTCTCCGGCAAGTCCAGCAAGGAAGCAACCAAAGGCATTGTCTTTGCTTGATAGTACGCCAGGTACATTTTCCCAGACAATAATTGATGGTTGTTCGTTGTTTGCTGCTCTGACTGAATCAATGACATTTGCCAACTCCACGAATGATAATGTTAATTGTCCCCGTTTATCACCCAACCCATTGCGCAGACCTGCAATGCTGAATGCCTGGCAAGGTGTTCCGCCGACCAAAATATCGGGTGCATCGGCCTGATTTCCGGCAACTATTTCGGCAATTCTGGTCATATCCCCCAGATTGCGGACATTCGGCCAATGATATTGCAGTACTGCGCCGGGGAATTTTTCTATTTCACTAAACCAGGCTGGAGACATACCCAGCGGTTCCCATGCCACGCTTGCAGCTTCTATACCCGAACAAACAGAACCATAAACTACGTGCGCAGGGCTTCCTGCCGATAAGGAATAGCATTTTTCTTTATGCATTCGGGAGATACCTAAACTGGGGAAACTGAACAACTACAAAAGTGAAAAGGCCTTATCAATGACCTCGTTGTTATAGGGCTGACGACCATTCTCTACGGTAATAATCGCCTTGATCAGTTTTGTCATAAATGCCTGATTAAACACATCAACAACCTGGTCGCAGGTAACATCGGTGTCTTTACACACACGATTAACATAACCCTCGGTATTATTTTCTATCTTTGGTGCCCATCGTGAAATAATGCCGCTGACAGTGTTAATGCCGTATTTCCTGTTATAATTCCGAATGACCTTTATCATTGCCCGAATACCATATTCAGGACCGACAAACTGACAAAAAGATTTATCGGTACGCTGTGATTCCGGTACCAAACCTTGCCAGTTATCACCCCAGCGGATATTGCCGGGATTATTGTTTCGTATGCCTCTACTGATTTGCATCAGATTTTCCCCCGCTCTTTATCAGCTCTTACAAACAACTTGATAAGCCGATAACTACTCTCAAAATTAAAGAAAGTGCTTAAATATTTGGAGTGACGAATTTGTTTCCAGATAAATCGATCTGCACACCAGTAATTACGCCATTTACGTAATGACCAATGACGATGGACATGATGTATCATTCTTTTATCCCTGCTTTACGGTTTAAGGTCCCACGCATCCATTGACCGAAAAAGTCAGTCCCCAGATAACCAATAATGACACTGCCGATATAAGCCAAATCTGTGCTCAGATTTAAGAAGACGAGCAAGTCACGAATAAACCAAGCAATCAAAGCGCACATCATTGCGTCAATAATCGTCTTCCAGAACTTACCCCCGTTATATCGGCCTCTTAGGTAAGCCATTAAACCGGCCAGTGCTGCACCTAAACCTTGTTCTTTGACTGACAGCAGCCACAACCATAGCTGCATCCATATATCAGGCTGCTTGTCCATGAGTTTCATATCCACCCCCATAAAATGGCGTCCGTGGGGTGGATATGTCCGCCCCTGTGAGTGAGTTAAAAGTAATAAATTTATACTTAAGGTAAGTTTATAATTCAGCCAAATCTTAACCAAAACAGAGGGATGGCTGATTACCTCTGTGATAGGGACAAAAATGTTAGATCGAGAAACAGAATTCTATTTCAACCAAATCAAAGAGCAAATGAAAGGACAACAAGCTATAGTCCAATTACTCATTCATCATATTCTTAAGAACTTAGAAAATAAGCCAGGTTGTGAAAATTTCACCAATGAAGTTATCGCATCTTTAGAGGCTTTAAAACAGCAAGTGTGGCTAGGAAAAGACGGGATTGATGCTGCTATTACCTTAATAAAAGATCCAATAAAATATAGATGATATATTGCGGCCTCTAGGCCGCTTTTTATTTCAGTCCAATTTTGTAGCAGTATTGTCTTGCATAATTTTCCGCGCGTTCGAAAAACGCCGCAAAGGTGCTTTCTGGATCAAAGGTTTCTTTATACTTTATGATAAGTTTATTCTCATAATCTTCATGCCCGTAAAAACCTGACACTTTGACATCAGCAACTAATTGGCTTCCCGCTAACATATTGGCGGTGAAAGAGCCATTTTCGATACCACTACTACGATCAGCAAACATAAAGCTAGTCGCTATTGCTGGCATACCAACTACAAAGGATAATTCCATCATTCACCTCATGAGTGAGTTAATAGAGTGACAGAGACAAAAAAGGCCACGCCATGCGCAGCCTGGAATGATTGCTTTATATATGAAAAAACCCCGCGAGTGCGAGGCTTGTTAATTCGATAAGCGGTGTGACATAGCTATCACTCTTATCACATTAACCTGTAAAATTCGTAACGAAAAGTATTTCAATGAAAATTTAATTAATTATTTTATGAGTCCATTCGTCCATCTCCAATTTTGCCTCTGTCATGATTAAGCAGGCATCTATAAACGTTTCTGCAATCATTAGTTTCTGACGTACTTTTCCTTCTGAGCATTTTTCTTTTCTGGCTATCGCTGACTTTGATAGGCCATCTTTATAATGTTTCTCTATCAGTTCATACTCATCATCCCGGCCAACTTTTTTTTAACTTACCTACAACGGCATCAATAATCAGCCCGTCACTATCACAACAGGAAAGCCGTGCTTTAGATGATGTAGGCAGCAACCCCCTGAAACCGGCTGCAATCGGGGAATAATTTACCCCACTATTTTCACTGGCTGCCCATCCACCCCAGCGCTCTAAAATTAATTGAATATCTCTCATATAATTACCTCACTAAATTCAATTACGCTATTGCCCCAATGCCCAGCGATCTATCTAAAAAACGAAATAACAACACAATCTGATTACCGTGTTTTTGTTCCCACTGCCTCATGTCCCGGTGTAATTCGTCATGGCACTCCCGGCATAATGGGATAGTGAACAGGTCGTGGGCTTTGGTACCCATCCCACCCTGTCCATGACCGATAATATGATGGGGATCATCTGCGGGACGCTGACAACCCGCGCAAGGCTGAGATTTTACCCACTGCAACCACTTCGCGTTCTGCCAGCGCTGTAACTTGGGCCGGAGCATAAAACTCGCGGGTGGTTCTGTATCGACCTCCATTGTCAGAACGTTTTTAATCTGTTCGATTTTTTCATGGACGATATCCTTTGAGGTTTTAGCTTCCCAACGAATAGAATGTTCGCTGGTGGTTCCGCCAATCCCTTTTTCTTCTGATTGATGCAATGATCGTTTAGCCAGAAAATCAGGCAGCAGATCAGAAACATTATGAATAACAGCCCACCAGCACAATTCCGGCCAAGTAACCTGGTGATGACTATCCAACCTTAGTGCTCGCTTGACAGACTCAAGGACCCACTGGTGTAGGTTGTTATTGGCTATGCGATCAAGGCAATCGGATACTTCATACCGGTATTTGTTATCGTGATGCCAACAAGTTCTTATGACGCTGTTTTTATAAACAGTATTAGTTAATATCTTACTGTGATAATCATCTCCTTCACTTTCTTTATTATTAATCTGACAAGACTGGTAAACATGCTCCATATACTGCTTCATGGCACCAATGCCACCAGCGGCTTTAATCACGCGCTCAGATCGGAGAAAAGTATGTATGCGCTCATCAAGTGCCAGTTGCTGACCAACGTCAGGCACCAGACCAGAACCAATAGATTTCAGTTCTTGCGGTTCAGCCGTGATCATCATGCGGCCATAAAACCCATGCAGCAGACTTTTACCGGGTTTAAATATAACCAATCCGTGATCACGAACGATGGTTGGGTTGAGTAAAAATCTCATATCTCATCCCTCTCCAAAAGCTTCTTAGCCAGTTGCCGAGCCTGAATCATGAATACCTGTCCTCTTTCGTATAACTCATCACGACTGACATAACTCACTGCCGGGCCAGACCACACTTTATCGAAAACAACGATTGCGCCGGCAAAAAAAGCACCTGTCGGTATCTGCGTTTCATCGGCTGGAATAAACCACGCCGGCGTATCAAACCCAATTCGCCCACGGATAAATGCAACATGATCAGCCCGTACAGGCCACCAGGTTTCACTCGTTGCCGCTTTAATCAGGAAAACATAACGGCCACCTTTTTCACGCATGGCTAACGCATGATTGATAATGTGAGTCATGCCGGTGATATAGCGCTCATCATGTTTTTGTGCACGACTATAGGGCGGGTTGGCAAACGCAGCGCCCTTTAACTCTCTTAACTTTTCTGACCAGTCTTGTATTAGCGCGTTATCTTCTGCCGTGTAATACGCCGGGCACTTGCTGTTAATGCCATCGCTGAACAAGTCAAGAACAAACGGCCCAAACAAGGAATTGATACCCCAGAATAGCGGCTCAGATGTACACCACTGATCACCAATCTCTCTGAGTTTATGGGATTTATTTGATTTCAACGCATTGAGCGCCTGAATATACGGATTGCTTTCTGTCATGCCGCTTCTCCCCGGCTGGCGCAGTCTTTCCAAAGTCGATTCCATGTGGAGACAGCAAAATCAACCCGCATAGTTTTAATGCCTGCTTTACCCGCTTCTCTCCTAACCTCAATTTCCAAAGCTGACGGATTTTTCAATGGCAACCCGCTACCAATGAATCGACGATATGCCCCATCGCGTTCAGTGTTATCCACTTGCGCCACGACCTGAGAACACCCCCGGCTACGAACAAACAAGTCATCCCATTTTTCCCGGAGTTTTCTTGGACTCTGAATATTGGCGTACCAGAACGAATCGGTATTAGCCCACTTGAACAACTCACAGATTTCACGATGAGTGCGTCCGTCACACTCGCGCATCAAACGGATATCATTAGCCCAGTCGTGCCAGGTTGGTGTTTTGGCAGCGGGGTTAACGACCCGAATTTTTTTTAAATATCCACTCCGCAGCTGAAAGGTCCTCTGTTGTACCCCACCGCTTCCCTGATGGACTGTAAACAGCCGCTTCAGGATGACGAATTGAAAAATCATCAATCCCCTCGTTGCGGCATTCGCCAGAATTCTGCAACGAAGAAGGGTTTATGATCTGTAAGTCAGGATCTGTGTATTGATCTGTATAGAGAATAGGAACGGCGACTTCGCCGCTAGGGAATGGCGTTTCCGCCGTTCCGGTCTGGCGGCTTCGCGTTTCCGGTTCGGCGGGTTCGCCGTTCCCGTTTGGCGAACCCGGTTCTTTTTCTTCCACGGGAAATATCAGCTCGACAAGTCGATCACCATCCAACCGGTAATGCTTCACTTTGTCGCCATTCACTCTTTTGTTAGTGGTTTCAATAACGCCAGGAAAATAAACTTTTGTCAGCTTATCAATGACGCGCCTGACTTGATCCGCACTCAAACTGACTTCTTCACCCAGCTCGTCATGAGTTTTATAAAACCAACCATCATCACGAGTTGTGCAACCAGACCAAAACACCAGTTGATTCAATATGGCTGCTAATTGATATGCCTGTTGGTCACCCGCGAAAAACGCCAGGTATGGTCGAGGAATAACAATGCTATTCTTCTGTCCTGCCAGTGCCTGGACAACATCATAGGTACGACGACTCATAACCCCACCTTTTTCAGCCTCACCATCTCGTTCATTTCCCTGCTTCCCGCATCGGAGCAAAGGCAAGACTTTCCTTTCGAATAGCTATATCAGGACAGACTGCTAATGTTGCGCCCTCAATCCTCTGGGAAAGAGATATTGACGGTCGACGAAAACCATGCGCGATTTGATTCAAGTAAGCCGTGGTTGTTCCAGACATTTTGGCAATCTGAATCCATTGTTCAGATGTAAGTTTTTTGCGAAGATTCAATAACTCTTGTGCCATTTATCACCTCTCTTATTGATATAATTCATCATTAGCAATATGCTAACCATACAACTCAAAAAGAAGATTAGCAATACTGTAAATAGCATTTAGCTAATCAATGAGGTATTTTCAAGATGGAAACCAAAGATATTAGGCGTAAAAATTTAAAATCACTTATGGAATTAAGTGATCTATCCCAAGCATCATTTGCCATGCGCTGTGATTTATCGCCATCCATGATAAGCCAATTAATTAATGGATACAGGAACTTAGGAGACTCCCTATCTAGAAAGATAGAAAAAAAAGTTAGATATAAAGCGTGGCTGGCTAGACGTCCCACATGACGAAATTATCAATTCAGATGAATTAATCAAATCACCATTAGATTTAGAGGGAAGAGAGAAAAGGCTAACCCCACAAGAAGAACATCTTATAGATCTTTTCAGGGAAATGCCAGAAAGCGAAAAATCAAGAATAATTAAAGAGTTAAAAGATAAAGCAGATGATTATGAACGGCTTATAAACGAGTTATTGGAGAGGAGAAAACGTACATTGGGATAAATTGTTTTAACTGGCGCCACTAAACTGGCGCTTTATTGCATAATTTATTTTAAATTAATATTCTTAATAAACAATAAGTTAATATCAATTTTAAGAAAATTAGCAATTTGCTATTGATAAAAAATTACTATATAGCTATATTCAAATCATCGGGTACCACACTTTAAGAGGTGATTAGCATGACCGTAAATCGAGAGAATCAAGAGATTAGCGAAAAGGTAGAGATGCTTAGTTCAATTTTAGTTTGTTTGCAACGCCTGTTATCAAGTGATGGCGTATCTAAGAAAGACCTAAATAACATAATTGGATCTGCATTGAACATAAGCAATGAAATACATGTCAAACTTGAGGTTAATAATGAAAATATGGCTTATGACAAATGCATAAACAAAAATATTAAAACTCATAACAAAATCATTATTAGTGAATCTTATTTATCAAAATAAAGAACGGCTAGTGATAAGACTACACAGCTAAAAAATTATCAATATAAATTTAAATCGATTACGAGGTAAAAGATGAAACATAATAAGAAAGGACATCAATGAATAGCAAGTATCAAATCACAAGCAGAATTTAACTGATTTTAAAGAATGGCTCTGGTACTTGATTGGCGTCACCACCAGAGCCTGAACAACAATAAACACTGAGGTGCGATTATCATGCTCAGCTCGAATGGTATCACAGAGACCCTTATTTTCGCAATTATAATATTCCCTTATATGGATGGGACAAGTTAATTCGGAGATGAAACATGCAACCAGAAAAAAATTAATTACTCCCTCTTTGAAGACAGAGAGTTTATTAGTGACGGTGGTATTAAAGGCGCATTCAGTATACAGAAATTACCCGTATACATTGTTAGTCGTCATGGTCGTTATTACAAACGTTGGAGTCGTGATAGTGCCATTAATAGATTAGCCCATATCATGACACAGAAAGTATTCAACCGGGCCGGACGAGATACTAACTACCCAGTCCAGCCAGTAATCAGTGAAGATAATTCGGTGCGCTGGGAAATAGGGGAATTGCTACCTAGTTATATCCAGTGTCATAACAGAGCAGTACGGCGAATAAGATTACTACTTAAGCGTAGAAAAGAAATAGATGTACTGCGCAAAAAATATATTGGCGCTTTCTGTGAATATGAGCGATTAAGAAAAGAATTTATCAACATCACTAAGCAACAACCCGGTTAGATTTTAATTAAAGTTAGGAGTTAAGAAATGTACGAAGTTGAAATTATATATCTCTCAAATGATAGTCAGGCAACAACACTTTGGGTTAAAGCTGGCAACGACGATGAAGCAAAATGCGAAGTCGAGCTATTGCGAGATATTTGATGAGTCCAATGTTGAATTTAAATTGACGGGGGTGAAAAAATAATTTCGCCACTTCAGGAAACAACTGGGAATTATCGGCAGGGAAAAATAACAGAGAATATTGGCAGGGATGTTACTTATTATAGAGAGTTAAATATAAGAACATTAAAAGGAGAATTAATCATGGTTTAGCAAAGCGGAGACCGCATTCATTGTCTAATTAGGCAGCGCGACGACGGTGTTACGGTCGAGTTCCCACGGCGACGTAGTGAGGGAAAGGAAGCTTAAAGCATCACTGAGTTCCGGTTAGCGCCCGGTTAACGCATAAATAGGCTATAACACTTCTTTCAGTTTTAAAGCACATGCAAGATAGCAGTATTGTTAATTAATATTTCGCCACATCAGGAAACAACAGAAATTATCGGCACGGATGCTAATTATTAATTACTGAGAGGGTTAAATAATGAAAACAGATTACGCATCAAATTTAGCACTTTTCTTGTTAGAAAAAACGGGGTCAATTTTTGGGGTATGGGAGGGAAGGATGTTAGCTAAAGACCAAAGAACGTTATTCGGGCGCTTTATCGGTAAAGGTTTAGTAATAATCAATGGACAAGAAGAAACAATTTGCCAGTGCGTTTCAGTATGTTTCGGATTAGATTATGATTACCGCAATTTTGTTGAATGGAAAAATTTATAGCTAACTAGCAGGGATGCTATTTATTAAATTAATAACAGGAGTACACATCATGACAATAGCAGAACTAATTGAACTGTTAAAAGAACACTTCGGTGAAGATTGGAAGAACCGCGAGCTAGAAATTCCCGATGAATTGAATGGTGGATGGCTAACAGTTGAACCTGAAAATGTCATTATCGAATCTGATAATGAATTTATTAAATTAGATTGCTGGATGAGCTATCCAGACGAAAAAGAGGACTAATTATGTCAGACAATAAAAGACACGTGCACGCTGAGTCAATGCTTGAATATGCGATTGATGCTTCGAAGACCGATGAACCGTGGTTGCTATGGGAAGTATCTTGTTCTGATGAAGAATGGAGAACTTTAAATTCTAATCCACGATGGATTATTTATTCTCTGTATCGTCGTAAGCCAGAAATAATAACGGTAGGAAAAGTGAGTTTTCCGAAGCCTATTGATTATAAATTGGAGAAAGGTACAGGGTATTGGGTGGCTGATCGCTGTGGAACTTACTATAGACAGCACTGGGATGATGATGACAGTGATATAGAGTTATTAGAAAGTGGTCAGATTCATTTAACAAAGGATGCGGCAAGAGAACATGCTCAAGCGATTGTTAAAATAAATAAAGGTGAGTTTTAAATATAAACTCTTACTAATTTAGAAACTAGTTAACTTTTAATTACAGCTTAATGGCTGGGGATTGTCTCAGCCTAAAAACAGAGCGGTATCTATGAGTAATCAAACATTAATTGAACGATACAGAAATCGTTTAATCGCGGCAAAACTTGATGCAATGATGAAGAAAACAAACAGTCATTGTATTGCTGTCAATCTTAACGATTGTTCTATGTGTACTATCGAGTTATCGGAGGAAATATTAAGGAGGGCTTTGCATGTGTTTTTTGAAGTTCCTACTTATGACGAATATACACGATGTAGAGCGGATAAATATATTTTAAATAGCTACAGTGATTATCTATCTAAATACGGCGGGTTAACAAAGGAAGGCGATGGTTTTATGTGTGCCCTCGTTAAGTTAATTGCAGAAAGGGCTAAACACGGTGGGTTTTCACCAGAATATACATTTCAGTAAATAAGGAACAACGAAATGAATATTGCTTATTTTAATTTCTCACAAAGAGCTATTCAGAGTGAGCATGAAGAAAAGTACGAAATGGCGGCGATCCTTTGGCATAAAGCCTCTGAACACGCCAAGCATCCAGCTAACCGAAAATGGACTGAATACCGTGCTGAACTGAATTCAAATCGCCACACGTTACATAAGCGTCGTGAAGAACTGAAAGCCCGTGATAGTCAGCGCCGTAAGGAAGAACGGGAAACTAGAAGGCTTGCTACTGCACTCAAGACCCATATTGATAAAGAGGAAGCATCAGCATGAAAGACTTTCGCCAGCTAATAGAAAAAGCCAAAGAGCTTGAAGAAAAAGGCATGTTCAGGCGAGCCGGGAATGTTTATAACGAAGCCATTGATTGGGCGCAGACAGATCAAGAGCGGGAATGTTGCGCTATTGATGCCAATCGTTGTTCAAGAAAAGCACGGCTGCCGCGCTGGGCGGAAGGATGGTAAAGCAATTAATCTTACGAATACTGTATTTATTATAAAATGAGGGTAAGCAATGAAAATTAAATCTGCCATACCTGTATTTGAGAAAGCCAGGGAGTTGATGAAATGAAAAACCGCCTTAATTATTGTCTTGTAATATTTACAATATCTGTGATTGTCGGTTTTGGGTTTGCTGGTGGTGTTATTTCTTTCTTTGGTTACATTACGTTTTTAAACAAAGTGTTATTGTGAAAAAGTGAGGTGAATTATGGCTGCACGATTAGAAATCATTATCTCGTTTGATGAAGACTTAAACAAATGTCAAGTCGAATGGACAACTGGAGAAAGCCAGGATATTGTAAATGAGGAAAAGCAGATCATTGCTCAGTTAAAGAATAAATTACTCTGTTCAATGGATAATGAATTAATTAATAGGGAACAGCATTACCTTCATTAAATAATATGACATTTAATTATTCACATTAATTTGGCGTAAATACCTCTAACCGATTTACGCCAAACTTAAGGAAAAACAAAGGTGATTATCATGACTAAACATACAGAATCTTTAATATCAGCATGTCAAGAATTAGCAAGAACTGCGAATTGTGACAATTATTTAATTTTAAATGAGATTGCTGATAAATTGAAATTTCTTCGTAAAGAAAGTAATGATTACAAAGAAATGTTTTTTGATTCTTGCAAGGGCCTTGCTGCTATAGCTCGCGCTGCTGGAATTAAAGAAGAGAATGATTCAGGTTCGCCGGGTCAAGTAATTGATAAGATTGAATCGATGCTTAATATAGATTGGAATTTCACAGAACACCCCAATATTGAAGTTGGAAAAGAAATAAAATGCTGGGCTTATGTGGAAAGAACTATTCGACAATTTGATTATTGTGATGTAGATGAAAAAGGAAAATCCAGATTTCATTATAAACCCGTTAAATATGAACATTATGTCACTGTCTTAATTTATCAAAATAAACCTACTCTAACGGGAAAAGATATTTATACATGGGATTATAAAACATGGGACTATAAAGATGATGAAGAAATTCCTGATTGGGCCGTGCATAATGATGAAATAGACTGGATTCACAGTGTCGGTTGGCATGAAGAATATAATCATCCTGATTATTATTCTTATTATGAAGAAATAGATAAGAATATGGAAATATTGGCATGGTCAGAATTTATTTACCCAACCGCGCCGGAGATAAATAATGACAATTAATATCGGTGATACTTTGCAGTATTGTAATCCGATTTCAGACTACGCATATAAATTCACAATCGGAAATTATTATGAAGTGGTTGAATTCTTCGGTTTGCTTGGAATCACAGATGATGATGGAATTTTTTGCTCACTTGATGAAATCAATATTAATGATGAGGTAAATGATGAGTAAACAAATGATACTTAAAGCTCAAACAAATATGATCGGCTCTATGAGTCAAACAGAGCTGAATATAACAGAAACAGAATGGAGGGGAATGACAGATGAAGAACAGCAACAAATAATTAATGAATCTCTATCTAATGTCGTCGATATTTTGGTAGAGGTGGTAGATGAGGATGAAAATGAATAAATACGAATATATAATAAGTGGCGATAAATATCCGAATGATGCTTATGAATTTGAATCAGAGTGGCATGAAAGCTATAAATCATATATAGCGGTAGAAGCCGCAGAGGATTACTATGAATACAATGATGGGAGGGAATCAAACTGGCCCATTGACTTTGAAATTTATATTAATGGAAAAAGTCTAGGTATATTTACTGTTAGTCTTGAGATGGAACCAAGTTTTTCTACAACTAAAAAAGAGGGTAATGAGTGATGGAAATATTAGAGAGATTTAAAAAAGATACTGAAAATCACAGCATCAAAGTTTTACACAACTCTGGTCTGTATCGACATCTGCTATTCAATAAAGATGGTAGCAGTGCATATTATTTTGATATAACAACTTGGCCGGGTTATTTATGTATTTCCGGCGACATGGGATGTTTTACATTTTCTCGCATTAACGATATGTTTAATTTTTTCAGAGATTCAAGCAATGAGTTATCTATAAATCCATGCTATTGGTCTGAGAAATTGCAAGCCGGCGCTGGACATTGTAAAGAAATATACAATAAATGGTCGCCGGGTAAATTCAAAGATGCTGTTAGTGAAGCGTTCAATAATTGGCTTGATGATAACGATGATATTTCTAATGATGTTATTGAAGAGATTCAAGAGTCAATCGAACAAATAATTTCATGCTCACATGATAAACATGATGCAATATCAGCAATTAGAGATTACTACGATGAGTATGGTATTTTCGTAGATTTTTGGGAAAATGACATGGAAGAGTATAGCTTTCATTACATATGGTGCTGCTATGCAATAGTCTGTGGTATAAGCAAGTTTGATGAATATATAGCAGAAAATAAAGGTGGTGAATGATGAATTTTATATTCTGGAGAAAAACGATGACAAATAATAACGTAATGAAGCTTGCTAATGAACTGCATTGTCTTGCTTGTAAAGCTATAGACTACAAAGCAGACGTTAAGTGGGTAAAAAGCGAAATCAGGGAGGATTGGGGAAGCAATGACTTATCTAACTATCTGAAAGCAGTCAGTAATCCAGCCGTGCTAATTGATTTAACAAATGAAATTAAACGCTTGAGTGATAAATTAACTCTTGCTGAGAACAATCTCATCGATACTCAATGTCACAATTCAGAGTTAAGAAAAGAAACTCGCTGAATATGAATCTCTAATAAAAGCATTCTGTGATGATGATGAAGATTGGCATAAATTAGCTGATAGCAAGAATGAGTTAATATCTGTATTGTTCCATAAGTTATTATCAGTAGCAGAAGAATTGAAAGAGTATAAGCAACTTTGCCATGATATTACTATCACTCCGCCATATCTCCACCAGCAGAAGGAGAACGGTTATCAGAAAGGGGGTGAAAAATGAATCAATCGCCCTATGTCAAAACAAAAGAACTTGCTGAGCGATACGGTGTAAAGCCACACACTATTAGATTGTGGGTGAGCAATGGGAAGCAAAAAAGGGAGGGCTTCCCAAAACCCAAGTTTAAATCCGATCAGCTGAATTTTTTGTGGCAGGATATTCTTGACTGGGAGAACGGGAAACAATTTTAGTCAACTTCGCACACCAGAGTTCATATGCTTCCTTTTGTTCATTCAGGTAGGTGTGCTTGTCGTACACCTGCCATATCCCCGGTAATTTATGCCCTATCATAATTTCAGCCACATGAGGCGGTGTTAATTCAGAAACTCCGGTACGCATGGTTCTGCGCAAATCGTGGATAGACCAGGAAGTGTAGGGATCGAAGTGAGGGGCCATCTTTTTATTGAGAACATCAATAATGTTCGCATGTGATCCCTTGGCGAAGGGTTTGCCATCAAATGCAGTAAACAAATATTCACTCCCGTGATTTAATTTCTTTGCCTGCTCAATTAATTCCTTAACTTCCGAGATAATCGGTCTGACAATAGGTTTTTTGGATTTTCTCCCTGTTTTATGGTTTCCTGGAGGAATAACCCAGATATTCTTCTCATAATCAAAATCGTTAACTTTTGCCTTTAATAATTCACCGATACGGCACCCAAATAACAGACATAATTTTATTATTAATGCGTTCCGGGGATTATATTTAGGAGCATTAATAATACGGAAAAGAACCGCTAGTTCCTCTTCGCTTAATGTTCTCCCTCCCGTGTCAACATCGATATCGATATCAATGTCAGCATTAGGCTTCTTACCCTCCAAATCACTTGATGCCACATCAGATAATGGTGTGATACGGGTCATTCCTCGCCGAACCGCCCACTTATGCGCCCTCTTGGAATATGTCAATATGCGCGCTCCAATTACTGGGGTTCGTTTGGAAACATCTTCAATTAAAGCTAACCAGACATGCAATGTCACTTCATCATGGGGTAATTTACCAATTTTTGGGAAAACATGAATTTCGAAGGAACGCAATATCTGGTCAGCGTTAACCTTTGAACCTTGCATTGTCGTTTTCCACCATTCCTGTATAAGTCCTTCTACTGTTACGGCACTCAATGCAGATTCTTTGCGAACACGTTTAACTGTTTTAGGATTGCGGTGCTGCTCTAATTCCCCACGATAAAAAATCACTGAGTCACGCGCATCTTTTAAGCTCGTTGCCGGATAAATGCCGATATCAATCCGATCCCCTTTTCCATCCCAACGATACCTGAACTGAAAAACTACTTTTCCTTTCGGAGTAACACGAACAGACAGACCATCCCTATCTGACTTGGTAATCATATTTTCTTGGGGTTTGCCGCTGATTGAGCGCAGCCATGAATCAGTAATAGCCATATTAATTTCCTCAAAAAATAATACAGCTCTTAATGTAGTTTATGTACACCAACATGTACATATTTTCTATGATGCAAGATGAATATTTATGATCACCACTGATTAAGACAAGCCAAGAATAAATAAATTTCAATTTAAAATCAATTAATTAAGTTAATTTCCATGACTAAGGATGATCATTAATGTTGAAGGGTGATTACATCAGGGTATTTGCTGCCGGGATATGCTGGAATGGGTCCCCCAATTGGTGGAACTCCTGAATGCAGGGTATAATACAACCGAGCAGCGCAATGTGGTGTTACGCTATATTTTACTGAATGGGCATACGCTGGATCTCTCCCAATTTGTCCATCAACTGATTGAACAATCTCCGGAGCATGAAACGATGTTGATGACTATTGCAGAACAGCTTGAACAAAAAGGGCTTGAGCGAGGTATTGAGCTAGGCCGAGAGAAAGGTAAAGTGGAAACGGCTCGGGCCTTATTACGGCATGGCGTGAGTTTGGACATTATTGTTACCAGTACCGGGCTGAGCCGGGATAAAATTGAAGCGTTAAAGCATTAGATTAATCTTCTCTTTATACAGTAAAATGCCGATATTCAAAATCGGCATTTTTGTTCTTATTTATAGGGAGCCAAATGACACCTTAAGAGCATGGGGAACGCGAATTTGTATAATCATACTTACCTATCGATTTTTTTATCATCAATTGATTGATAAAATAGAAAATAATTATCCATTCATAATTTTCCTATCCCCAAAGCCAAATAAAACTGCGTTGATACCCAAAATGGGTAACCCCTGCTATACCAATTAATAATTATCATCCATTAATAATTAATATTCCCCTTAAAGATTCATTGATTATAATCATATCGTTTTATTAATGATGACCTAAATAATCATTTAGGAAAAATTTTCAATATGAATAATAACCTCTATAAGTAAGGTTGCTGCGGTAGCTATACCCATAGCTCAATGCCAGCAAAAACAAGGCGATAGCGCTTTGCTTATCTTCTAAACGTAAATAACTAATCAAGGAAAAAATTATGGCTACAACTCCAGAACAAATCGCTGTTGACTATCCGATTCCTGTTTACCGGTTTGTTGTCTCAATCGGTGATGAAAAAATCCCTTTTAACAGCGTTTCAGGGCTCGATATTAATTATGATGTCATCGAATATAAGGACGGCACCGGTAATTACTATAAGATGCCGGGCCAACGTCAGGCGATCAATATTACGCTGCGTAAAGGTGTCTTCTCCGGTGATACGAAACTGTTCGACTGGCTTAATTCCATCCAGCTTAATCAGGTTGAGAAAAAAGATATTTCAATCAGCCTGACTAACGAAGCCGGTACTGAAATTTTAATGACCTGGAACGTGGCAAATGCGTTCCCAACCTCTTTAACCTCTCCTGCTTTTGATGCCACCAGCAATGAAGTTGCCGTTCAGGAAATTAGCCTGACAGCCGATCGAGTAACTATTCAAGCCTCTTAAGTCTTTAAGGCTCACTTTATAAAGCTGTTTACTCAAAATATTGCACAATAATTGGAGGCGACATGCCAACATATTCATATCCCGGCGTCTATATTGAAGAAGATGCTTCACCGTCACTCTCTGTCCGCTCCGGTGCGACAGCCGTGCCTGTTTTTGCTGTTGCCGTTGCCGCCGACGTCGATAAAGATAAAAATTCATTTATACCAAATGATGCTTCTACCCGAATTAATAGCTGGCTTGAATATCTGACTCTAAAAGATGGGCAATTTGATCCTGATAATACGCTTGATATCTCACTGCGCGCTTATTTTATTAACGGCGGTGGATATTGCTATCTGGTCAAAACCACAGATTTAGAAAAACAAGTTCCAAAACTCGACGATGTCACATTGCTGGTTGCCGCCGGAGAAAATATCAATGAGGTGACGGGAAAACTGTGTAAACCAGGCAAAGGATTATTCGCTATTTTTGATGGTCCAAAAGATCAAATCACTTCGGAGCAAAAACCAGAAAAACGCCTCGAGTCTTATTCCCCGACGCCTTATGGCGCAGTTTATTACCCTTACCTGACCGCTGAATGGGGAGCGAAGAAAGCCCCGGTTGATATTCCACCCAGCGCAGTGATGGCCGGTATTTATGCCAGTGTCGATAACAGCCGGGGTGTCTGGCAAGCTCCGGCTAATGTGGCGATTCAAGGAGGATTGCAACCTAAATACCCGGTAACCGATGACCTGCAAGCACGATATAACCAGGGTAAGGCGCTGAATATGATCCGTACCTTTCCTAAAAGCGGCACGCTGGTTTGGGGAGCCAGAACCCTTGAGAACACAGATAACTGGCGTTATATCCCGGTCCGTCGTCTGTTTAACAGCGCAGAACGGGATATTAAAAACGCCATGAACTTCGCGGTCTTTGAGCCCAACAGTCAACCCACCTGGAAAGCCGTGCAACGGGCTATCGATAACTATCTCTATGGCCTCTGGCAGCAAGGCGGTTTGATGGGCAATAAAGCCGAACAAGCTTACTTTGTTCAAATCGGTAAAGGCGTCACCATGACCGATGATGATATCAAGCAGGGCAAAATGGTCGTCAAAGTAGGCCTGGCCGCTGTTCGCCCAGCCGAATTTATTATCTTGCAGTTCACTCAGAATATCGCTCAATAATTGGAGGCAATATGCCAACAACACCAACTTATCCTGGCGTCTATATTGAAGAAGATGCATCACTGGCGCTTTCTGTCAGTCATGGGAACACGGCAATCCCCGTTTTTATTGGCCGTTTCTCGCCTAAAAAAACCAGTACCACCCCACAAGTGACTCGCGTTAGTAGCTGGCTGGATTTCACTCATCTGTTCAATGTGGGTTGTGTTACGTCAATCACCATCACATCAACTAAACCGACTCCTCCTGAAAAACCAAAAACCGTCGACGGCGATGTCTCAGTCGAAGACAATAAAGGAGCCAAAAGCGATACAGGTACAGAAACAGAAGTTGTTGCCGCGGTAAAAACCGCTCCCCATGCGGAAGATAAAGAACCCGGTTACACCTACGAGGTCACTGTCGGTACTTACACCACAAGCAGTGATGCTTTAAAACTGTATTTCCAAAATGGCGGCGGCCCTTGTTATATCCTGCCAATTGCGGATAACATCGATGAAAAAACTTCGAAATTAATCCCGGAGTTAATTAAGCAGGCTTTAGAAATTACCTTAATCGTCTGCCCTGAGCAGGATCCTTCTTATCAGAGTACGATATATGGCAACCTGACCCCTTTACTCAAGGCCGGATATTTTCTTATCGCTGACAATCAGGATAAAGCAACCGCGCTCAATGTTAGCGAACCATCACAAACCGCAGCTTATTATCCGGCAGTTAAAGTCTCACAACTTATTCAAGCAGAAAATAGTTTGATCGCAGTTTCAGGTTACGAGGATGCGGCATCAAACGAAGTTAAAAATCTGGCGCAACTCAAAGAGAAGAATCCAGGTGTCTATCAACAGGCTGTTGATGCAATACAGAACATAAGCAACATTATTCCTGCCAGCGCAGTCATGGCGGGCGTGTATTGCGCCACGGATGCCAGCCGTGGCGTCTGGAAAGCACCAGCGAATGTTGTTCTCAGCGGCATTAGTGATGTGGCCGAACGGCTCACTGAAGATGAGCAAGGTACCATGAACCAAAAAGGTATCAATGCTATCCGCTATTTCACCAACAAAGGTTTTGTCGTCTGGGGTACACGTACCCTGCAAGATGATGACAACTGGCGCTACATTCCAGTTCGGCGTTTATTTAATAGCGCAGAACGGGATATCAAGCAGGCAATGCGATTTGCTGTCTTTGAACCCAATAGCCAACCGACTTGGGAACGCGTTCGGTCAGCCATTGACAACTATCTCCATCAACTCTGGCAACAAGGCGCGCTGGCCGGTAATAACCCGCAAGAAGCCTATTTTGTTCAGATTGGTCAGGGTATCACCATGTCCGATACTGACATTAAACAAGGGAAAATGATTGTCAAAGTGGGGATGGCGGCGGTACGTCCGGCGGAATTTATTATCCTTCAGTTTTCGCAAAATGTAGCACAGTAACCGTACTGAGACGCGGTTGAATACCGCGTCTATTCAGTCGTTGAGGAGACGATAATGGACATAAAACAGCCTGGCGTCACAATAACGGAGAGCCTGATATCCCAGAAACAGGATAATGCATTTATTGGTGTACCGGTTTTTATTGGTTATCCCCAACCGGCCAAAAATAGCCGTGTCAGCGACAAAACCGCCGTCAAGCTCACCAGTCTGGCCGATTTTACCTTGTCATTTGAGGGATCAGGATTGATGTACTATTCAGTACGTCACTTCTTTGAAAATAGTGGTCAGCAAGCCTATGTTTTACCACTGGGAACGGATAAACCACTAAACGATTTTCAAGCATTGACCACCACACTGCAACAGGATTGGGTTAAACAAGCGATTACCGCAGAGAGTGCAATCACGCTGATTGTCGTCCCTGATCTTGTCTACCTTAATCAGATGGATGCTCCCAATTCAGACATCGTTCAACATGACAAAATTCAATTCTGGCTGGAATCCTGGCAATCGGTACTCGATCTTTGCAAGAGCCGGCGCGGCATGATGGGATTGCTGGATGCCCCGGATAATCCTGGATTGGCCGGGAAATGTTTAGCGCAGTTTTCTTCAAGTGATCGACAATGGGGCGCCGTATACTGGCCCCGGCTAAACAGCGCCTATCAGGATAACGCGCAAAATACTGTCGTGCTTTCACCTACCGCGGCGGTTGCTGCCGTCATCCAGCGTAACGATAACCAAATGGCCGTCTGGAATGCACCCGCTAATGTCGCGTTAGCCAAAGTGATCAGCCCGATACGCGCTTATATTGAAGCCGATGGCCTGTTTAATCCCAATGGCACTTCGTTGAATCTGGTTCGCAGCTTCCCCGGCAAAGGGATTAAAATCTGGGGATGCCGCACCTTGGACAACACACCCGGTTCTCCCTGGCGCTATATTCAGACCCGCCGTCTGGTTTCCTATATCGAAGCCCATATGACCCAACTGGGCCGCGCTTTTGTTTTTGAACCCAATAACGCCATCACCTGGATGAAGTTTAAAGGTCAGGCTTATAACTGGCTGCGTCAGTTATGGTTAAAAGGTGGACTGCGAGGCACCCAGGAAGATCAAGCATTTGAAATATTACTGGGCATTGATGAATCAATGAGCGAAGCCGATCTGCGAGCCGGGAAAATGATCATGAAAATCAGACTATCAGTGTTAATTCCAGCGGAATTTATCGAGTTAAGCCTGACATTTGATACCCGTTCCGGAATCACCCGTTAAATCAAGCAGGGGCAAAATATGAACAATTTATACACCCCGTCGGTGTCACACCGTTTTATCGCCAGTTTTCTTTTTAATAATATCCCCAGTCCGCTCGACATTGCCTTTCAACGGATATCAGGCCTCAGCCGTGAACTGCAAACCAGCCAACACAGCCAGGGCGGGGAAAACGCCAGAAATACCTGGCTGGCTGAGAAGATCCAGCACGGCAGTCTGGTGCTGGAGCGCGGTGTGATGACCGTGACGCCACTCACTTTGGTGTTTGATCGCGTCCTGCGCGGTGAAAAAGCGGTTTATGCCGATGTCGTCATTATGCTGCTGAATGAAAATTCAATCCCCGTGGCAAGCTGGACGTTAAGTAACGCCCTGCCGGTTCGCTGGTCCACCGGCGACTTTGATGCCAATAGCAACAGCGTTTTGGTGAACTCCCTGGAATTACGTTATCAGGATATGCGCTGGTTAGGAGTGAAAGTATGACTGTCGAAATTAAGGAACTGATTATTCAGGCCAAAGTCACCGATGCAACGAATAACTCGGTCTCTCCACGGACATTAGCTCAGGAAACGTTGGATAACGCCCGCCTGATTGAGAGGGTGAAACGGGAAGTCCTGGACGCACTGCGTGAAACAGGAGGCCATTATGAGTTTAATTGAACGTAATCTGTCCAAACTCACCCTCACCGCTTTCAAAGACCGGGAAGGAAAAACCGCTGTGGGCAGTTTACAGGCGATGTACAACCCCGATGGCATCCAGCTCGATTATCAAACCCGTTATCACCAAGATGAAAGCGTTAACAGCGCCAGCCAGAGCAGCCGTTATGTGTTATCCCAACCCGCAGGTCTGTCGTTAATCCTGCTGTTTGATGCCACGATGCCCGGCAACAACACGCCGGTAGAAAAACAGCTGGCGACGCTGAAAGCCCTGTGTGCGGTGGATGCCAGCACCAAAGCGCCCCACTTTCTGAAAATCAAATGGGGCAAAATGCGTTGGGAAAACAAAGGCTATTTTGCTGGCCGGGCCAGTGGCCTCAGCATTGATTACACCCTGTTTGACCGGGACGCCACCCCACTGCGGGCCAGCGCCACGTTATCTCTGGTGGCGGACGAAAGCTTTGTTATTCAGGCCACCGAGCAGCAATTAAAATCGCCGCCGGTCACCGCGGTCAGCGTAACCGATATGCTCTCCCTACCGTTGATCGCCTTAGGCGCCGGCGCTTCTCTGGCAGGCGGCATTGATTATCTCTCTCTAGCCTGGCAAAACGGACTGGATAATCTTGACGATTTCACCCCCGGACAAACGCTGCAAGCCAAGGGGGATGTATGAAAATACCTGCGATAACCATCAAAATAGGCGGCAAAGCGCTCAATCAACTGACTGTTATCAGCCTGACAGTAAACCATCATATCAATGGCATTCCCGCGGTTAACATCACTCTGGGGATCGCCGGTGATGCCAGCCATATTTTTGACGCTAAAGCTCAGGCTGAACTGGCAAGTTGCCGGCCGAATCATGAACTTATCGTGCAGATGCAAAAAACCGTGTTGTTTAAGGGGATCATCGTTCGGCAAGCGCTTGGGCTTAAAGGTCAGGACAGCATCATCACCCTGACAGCCAAACATTCGTTGCAAAAATTAACCCACAACTTCCACTCACAACTCTTCAGCAAACAGAGTGATGAAGCAATTATCAGAAAGCTATTCAACCAAACAGGTGTACCGGTAACGATAAAACAAGCGCCTCAGCTCAAAACGGTGCATGAACAAATGGTGCAGTTCCGCTGTCATGACTGGACCTTCCTAAAAAGCCGACTGGCCGCCACCAATACCTGGCTGCTGCCCGGCAATGACACCGTGACGCTGGTCACCCCTGAATCGTTGAATCAGTCAACTGTGCATACGATCCACCCGCGAGCCAACGCTCAGGATGTGGTGCTATTTGAGGCTAATCTGCAATGGGATAACCAACGCAGCCCGAAAACAGTGAGTGTGCAATCCTGGGATATCGCCCAGCAAAAATTATCGCAGGCAAATCAGGCAAAAAGCAGTGGCCTTGGCCGCAGTCAACTCGCCGCAGATAATCTGCAACCACTGACCGGTCAGGAGTGGCAATGGGTTTTCAGCTATCCGCTGGATAACGGACAGGCCAAACATCTTGCTCAGGGCATCCTGAATAACCGGCGAAATCATAATGTCTCCGGCAATTTTGAAGTCGAAGGCCATGATCGTTACCAACCGGGCCATATCCTGGCATTAAGCGGCTTTGGTCAAGGAATGGATGGTCAGGGAATTATCACCGGCGTGAGTCAGACAATTAATCAGCGGCAAGGCTGGCGCACCCGGCTAACCCTGGGCCTGTTGCCGGAAACCGAGCAGGTTGTACCGCCGATTAAAGAGCTGCATGTCGGTATTGTGGAAAAATACCAAAAAGATGACCAGTCGCTGGGGCGTATTCCGGTCAAGATCCCCGCCTTAAGCTTAACCAACGGTGTACTTTTTGCACGCTTAGGTAAACCTTATGCCAGCCACGAAAGCGGGTTCTGCTTCTACCCTGAACCGGGGGATGAGGTAATTATCGGTTTCTTTGAATGCGATCCCCGTTTCCCGGTGATATTAGGCTCCATGCACAATCCGAAAAATAAAGCACCGATAGAACCCAGTGAAAAAAATCAAACGAAAACCTTGGTCATCAAACAAGGAGATAACCAACAGGAATTAATCTTCGACCATAAAGATAAAACGCTCACACTCAATAGCGGAAAAAACACGTTGTCGCTGCAACAAGATAAAGATATCACGCTTAATTCCACTCAGAATCTCATTATTAATGCCCAGGAAATTAACCTACAGGCCGAAAAATCCCTGTCAGCCACGGGAAAATCCGGGGTCGATATTAAAGGTGCGAAAATTAACTTAACACAATAATAAGGCAATACGATGACAGACAAAATATTAGCCGATATTTATGGCCGGGGCTGGGCATTTCCGCCACAGTTTTCGATAAAAGATGATTCTCATCCTGAAATACCCACCGGTATTACCATCGCGGAAGGCGCAGAGAATGTTCGCCAGAATATGAAAATCCTTTTTCTCACCGAACCCGGCGAACGGATTATGCGTGAAAATTACGGCTGTGGCCTGAATGATTATCTGTTTGCCAATATCAGTGACGAATTGATGGCAGAGATTCAAACCCGGATTGAAGAGCGGGTACTGCGTTATGAACCGCGCGCAAATATTACCGAGATTCAAGTGAACCAGAGAATAGACTTGCCTAATACCTTGCATATTCAGGTCACTTACGCCCTGAGAGGCAGCGAAATCAGCCAGCAACTTGAAGGTGTCCTTGAAGTTAGCGAGGGCCAGTTACGGGTGAACCTATGAGCAAACAACTGGTCGTTGATGGCGACAATTTGCTGTTCGAACCGTTATTCGGCAACCGGCAGGTCACTATTCTGGGACCGGCAACCATTCGGGGCAGCGGGCACGCCCAAATTCAGGGCAAAAAGATCGCGATTGTCGGCGATGAAAAAAAGGTCCAACTCCAGGCGCAATATATTACCCCCAGCCACCCGGTACCCGGCATGGGAATGGTCACCATTGCTCAGTTGGATGCCAGCCAGCAGGCGAACTTTTGCCGCAGCCCTGTCACGGTTATTGTTGTCGGCCAGCAATTTATCGCCCGTTTTACCCCGTCACAACCGGCAACTAATCCGTCAGGCGCGGATGTCACAACGCCAAGTATGGGCAAAGGCCGTTTTATTGCCAGTCAATATATTGTCAGTGCCGGGTAAATAATCCCCTTCAATCTTATTTTTAAATAACAACGCGCTCCTGAAAAACTATCAGGGATATATTCAAATAACAGGTGGTATAAATATGGGACAGGCCGAGTTAGATAATAAACTCTCTGCTATTGTGCCGGATACTGTATTTAAACTTGATGAAAGAAGTACGCTGGATATTTTAAACTGGCTTAAAGCCTACGCTGAAAACATCCCTTTCGATCAAGCCAAAAATCAGTTCTGGGACAATTTCTATTTTATTCAGGAAAATCATCCGCAGCAATTAGCGGATATTTACCAAAACATTAATCAAGCGGATGGATCTTTACCGGCACATCAAGCTTTTGTATTGGCTTTTTTAAAGCTATTAGAAACAACCAACCGATTATTAAATACATTCCCGGCACGACATCGTGATCTTTATTACCGGGAATTATTGGGGCTGAAACCTAAAAGAGCCCAAGCGGATAAAGTTGCTATCGGTATGACTCTGAATACCGACAACCCAGAATTTCTGGTAGCCCAGGGAACGCTATTTGATGCGGGGCAAGACAATACCGGTAATCCGTTACAATATGCCTCTGATACGGATTTACTGGCGAATCAGGGAAAGTTAACCGATCTGCGTTGGTATCGGAAAGTTGATAATGGCTGGAAATCAGCAATACTATTCAGTGACTCAGACAACATTGAATTCCCCAAAAACGGTATTCAACTTTTTAGCGAAACAGCCAATGATCTTGAGGTTCAACCTGACCACCTGAATTGGGGCGAAGCAAATATATCGTCATTAACCCATGACACATTCTACTTAGGCTTTACCAATGTATTACCGAGACAAACTTTATCTTTATTTTGGCAGTCAGAAGGCGTTAAAGAACTTAATTTATCCTGGTCTTATCTAAATCAGAAAAATATCTGGCAGCCAATCAATCAACTGATCCACGACCAAACCCGTAACCTGTTTGACCGGGGGATCTGGCGCACACTATTGCCACTGGATGCGTCAAATCAGGCAGCCTTGATGCCAACGGGACAGTACTGGCTGAAAGCCGAGATAACCAATAAAGTTGAAACCCAGGATTATCCACGAATTAAAGGCATCCTGTATAACGCCACCACCGCCACGTTAATCAACGTAGAAACCATTGAGCAGGATCACTTTATCAACGGATTAGCCGCAGAAAGCATTAAACAACCGGTCAACGCATCCGTTGCCATCAGTGGTGTGACGCAACCTTGGGTATCTTGGGATGGTCACCCAAAAGAAACAGCGCAAACCTTCCTGACGCGGATCCCGGCCCGGTTATCTCACCGTAACCGGGTGTTGAGCTGGGGAAACATTGTTACCTTATTGAAAGAGCAGTTTGTCAGCCTATTTGATGTCAAATACCCTTCTGCCAGTGAGTTAACTAAAATCCCGGCGCCGAAAGAACAACAACTGATTGTGATCCCCGACAGCCGCTACAAAGATAACGATGATGCACTGCGTCCAGAGTTGAATCCAGCCCGGCTGACAGAGATGATCGAGTGGGTAAGCCAATTAAGCAGCCCCTGGACAACGATTAAGATCAATAACCCGAAATACATTAACGTCAATGTCAATTATCAAGTGAAATTTATTTCAGGTATTAACCCCGCCTATGGTCATCATCAGCTACAGCAGGAACTCAGCCGAAAATATATGCCGTGGGGAGAAAATAGCGCTATCGGCGTGACGACCGGTAACCACATTGATTATTACCAGTTATTAGCCACCATCCAACAATCCCTTCTGGTTGAACGGGTCACGGATTTAACTTTGGAAAAAGTTATCCCGCCGGTGAGCAAGATCAACGCAACTAAAGATGCCCCATCCACCCCTGCCGTAGGTAACAGTATCGGGGCCGCCGATGATGAAGTGCTGATTTTAGTCTGGTCAGACTCAAGCCAAGGAGTTAACAATGAATAATCAGGACGCCCTGTTTCCCATCGTCAAAGACGATATTACCTTTGATGCCTTACTCACTCAGGCCAAAACGGTTATTGAACAGCAATCCGGCCAATGCTGGAGCAATACCAGTGAAAATGATCCCGGCATCACCTTATTAGAAACGTGTTGTTATGGCGCCTCCGATCTGGCTTACCGTCACTCATTACCGCTCAAAGATCTGCTTACGCCGAAAAAAGAAGAGCAGACATCCGACGACGGTATTTTCCCTAAAGAGTTCGGTCCGCAACAAATACTGACGTGTGGCCCGATCACTGCGGAAGATTATCGCCGGGCTTTACTGGATTTACATAGCAGCGACACCGTTAATCAAACAAATGACGGTTATTTTTTCTTTAACGATGTACAGCTAATTCGTGAACCAGACAATCAACGCTATGAATATTGGTACAACAAAGAGAAACGTGAGTACAGCTTTAAAAAATTCCGGATCAGATAGCCAATTAGCACTCAGAGGAAACTACTGGCTTTATTTACTCCCCAGCCGGGAAACGGAAGATAATAAAACCCTGGCTCAAGAGCGGCTGAAAGCTTTCCTAAAAGATAATCGAAATCTGGGGGAATCCGTCAGTAATATTATCTGGCTAAAACCAACGAATTTCTTATTACAGCTTGATATTGAGCTGGACGATGATGTTAAAGATATTGCCGATATCTTCGCCAAAGTCTATATGACAGCGGAACAGATGGTACTGGCAAAACCATTACGCTATACCACCCAAGTCATGAAAGTGCAGGGTTACAGTAATGAAGAGATATTTTCCGGCCCTTATTTACATCACGGCTGGATACCGGCATTACCTCAAGCCAAAGATTACACCGACTCGACGATATTAAATCTAAGCCACCTGGTTAATCGGCTACTGGCTATTAAAGGTATTCAGAGTGTCACCCGGCTGGCATTAGCTAATCACGACAAAACCATTACTCCATTGCCGGATGATAATTGGTCTTGGAAAATCGCTCAAGGATATTACCCCAGATTATGGGGTAACGATCCACTGGCATTAATTACCTCAGCAAACAGCCCACTTACCATTATTGCCAAAGGGGGCGTTAAAATTGGCGTTTCCAAACAAGATATAGAGAAACAGCTTATTACAGAACCACTGATTAATACCCAACCTGAATTACTGCATTGGGGTAAATATCGTAAAGTTCTGGATTACTATCCGGTAAGCAATAAATTACCGGCTTGCTATGGATTGCAGACCAGCAAACCTACGCCGCAGCAAGTGCAATTACACCAATTTATGCTCCCTTTTGAACAAATGCTGGCTAATGGCTGTGCCGAACTCGCTCTATTACCGAAATTACTGGCCTTTAAACAACGGGGAAAAACAGTACACGGTGTGCAATGGCCTTTTAAAGCCGATACTGTCAGCCAACAAGCCCATCAAAACATAAAAACTGATTTAATAGAAAAGCTCAATAATGATTCTCAAATCCATTATGATAAAGGCAATAATAAAGATAAAAACTATGCCAAGGAGCTGACAATTCTGGATTACCTATTAGGCTATTTTGGTACTCATCGCGCAGCCAGGCCATTAACACTAAACACACTAGACTTTCTGAACACCCAACGCGGCTATCTGGCTCAACAACCGGAATTGACCTATCAACGTAATAATATTCGGATTGATAAAGTATCAGCACTGCAAAAACGAATTGCGGCCCGGTTGGGTTTGGGCGGAGAGTGTTTCAGTGACACACCCGATCTGGCTAATCTGCCTTTTTATTTAATTGAACATCGCCAGTTACTGCCGGTAAAACCTGATATTCAATTCGATACTGAACAAAATCCTGATTCTCTAGTGGTTGAAGATAATCAATTAAAAATCACCCAGCGAGGGACAGCAGGCTGTTTATTGCAAGGTCAGGTAATTAACCTGATTATTATTGAAGAAGGTAATAGAAAATTTATATTACGGGGTCAAATGATCACCGAGGTGTCAGGGGAGACATTTTCCCTTAGTACCCGCAACAGCACAGATCTGGAGTATAACCTGCACAGAATACACCAAGCATTTAATGATGGTAAATTGCATTGGCAAAATAGCCCAGTGTGGCTGGAGGATATGGATTATCAATTGGTTTATGCCAATGAGACGTATCGAAATGCTACCGAAGATGAACGTTGGATCACCTCCAGTGCTCAAAGCCCCTTCCCGGCCATGATTGAAGAAAATGATGAAATCACCCTGAAATATGTGATTACCCCCTCTGGTCCAGCCCCAAAAATATCACCTCGTACCGTTCTCACTGAACCGCAATCCGAAGATGAACTCTATGAACTCAAAGCACGGGTAGTTAAATTTGATCGTATTCAAGGTAAGATATTAATTAAATGCAACCAAGACTCACGGAATAAAAACTTTCCAAAAGAGACCGAAGCATGGCGCTATCGCTGGTATTTCTCCAATGAAAAATATGCCCTGGCTGACCGCTTTTCATTTGTAGTCAGCGTAGTAGTGAATCGTCAGTTAATTGAGAATGACAAAGTTGATCCTTATAAGTTGGAATCTTGGGTGAAAACAGAAATATTAGCTGAATTTCCCGCGCATATTTCGATGATTATTCACTGGTTATCACCGGAACATTTTAAAGATTTTTCCAGCACCTATAAACGCTGGCAAAACAATGACGCCCCTTTAGGAGACGAGGCATACCATATTTTAGAAACCTTAACCCTAGGACGCCTGCCTTCTGATGCAACCGGTATTGGTAATATGCGAATTGCCACTGAACAACAGCGTATTGAGGTCATTGGTGAATCTGGAGATCAATGGAATGAAGCAGTCATAAAAAGTAATCAATTATTATATGTGCCTTATACCGGAGGCATGGCTAAACTCAATGCAATTATTAATAAGGATAATAGCAAAAATAGAAATTAATTTATCCAATATAAAAACAAATTCATATAGCATCACAAAAGACTTATTTTAAGATTAAATGACCTTTCCTGTTTAATTATACAGAAACATCTACAAGATACTTAAATCTCAATAATTTAATACCATACAATAATATAGGATGATAAAAAATGGAAAAAAAAATCTAATCTATCTAATGCAAAACCCAATATGGAAAATATCAAATCAAATGGCCCATCAGCAGACAATTTAAAAAATCGTTTTAAAGAAGGCTGTATTCCATTACAGACCGATTATGCCGATCTGATTAATATTGCTGATATGGGGCGCCGGGCTGTTGGTAAAGCGCCCGGTCAGACGGATAACCCAAATTCAGCGCTGAAACTGGATAATGACGGTGCACTAGCGGTAAAACTTAATGACAACGGCGGTTTAAAGGCAGATGAAAATGGATTAAGTGTAAAAAATCAAAAATAAAAGCCTGTTAGCTGATAATAGCGGATTAGCAGTCAATGCCGGCAGAGGATTGAGAATTAACAACGACAAGCTTGAAGTCGATAATCATCACGGTATTGAAATAGTTAACGAAGGGGTAAAAGTTAAAGCCGGTGAGGGTATTAAGGTAGACGATAAAGGTGTCAGTTTAAAAATGGGAAAACCTATCAACAATACCTATTCTCCATTAATATTAGAACCCAAAAATGATATTTTATCTGTACAACTTGGTGATGGCTTGATTAATAGAGACAATAGAATATCAGTTAACCCAGGTAATGGCATTAAAGTAGATTACAATTATGTGTCTGTTAAAGCTGGCAACGGTATTACTGTTAATTCAGACGGTGTTAGTATCGATCTCAATACAGTACTCCCCAGTGGAATGATTGTGATGTTTTCTGGTGATAGTGCTCCCACTGGATGGGCTTTTTGTAATGGTGATAATGGAACCCCAGACTTAAGAAATCGTTTTGTTATGTGCGGTGAAACTATTTCTGAGACAGGGAAAAGCAGTCATAAAGCCCGTGGGAGTAAGAATGAAAAAGAGTTTTCCATAAATACAGAACCAACTGAAGTTTCTGTCACTGTTCATGTGAAAAATACAACATTAACAGAAGCACAAATACCTAGTCATAATCATATTGAAGGTATGCCTTACTCTTTGAATAATGCAATTAAATATGGACGACTTCAGGATCCATCGACAGGAGATGCAATACATAATTCCAGCGAAAATACCAATGTAATGACGCCAACCACACTTCGTATTTACCCCTATACATCAGAAACGGGAGGTGGAGAAGGGCATGATCACCAAGCAACAGCATCATCCCCTTCACATAATCATAGAGTTGATGTAATTCCACCTTATTATTTATTAGCTTTTATTATGAAACTCTAATTCTATTCTACAAATACAGACTTAAATTACCCATTATTTACTCATTACCAAGGAAATATCTATATGACTTCGGAGCCAAATCTGTTAAATCGGATTACCATTACTATTGAAGCTAATAATCAACAGGTAGCTAAAAAAGTATTGCATGGCTCCCTGCTTAATCAAGCCAATATAAACAACTTATTCAATACATTCTTTACTCAACATCCTATTAATCAGGATATCTATTTAGAAACATTAACCTTGGATCTTGGCGAAATAAATTTTCACGACTTTAATGCATTATTTCCCGCCCGCTTCAAGGTTGCGTTGATTAAAGCATTAAACCAATATCAGATAAATAATAAGAAAGAAATTCACCTGAATGCACCAATGCCAAATAAAATCCCCCATAATTCTTCTTTATCTGGCGATAATAATTTCATTGATGCAGAGAATTTCATTCACCTCTTATATCAAAAAGATCCCCAATTAAATCCAGCGGAGGCAATAGCGAACAATAAAAAACAGTGATATCAAGATTAAGCAATTAATAAATCAATTAACGCGGATAGAAAACAAATCAGCATTATTATTAGCAAAAAGCTGTTTATCTGAATATAGTCTGCAACGGCTTTTAGCTATCAAACAACCCGCTTTATTGAGCGCCATCAACCGCAGATTATCCGAAAGAGTAAACAAACCACAATATCAGGAGGCGTTTGCCTCCTCTGGACAACTGATACTCAATGCACTGGAATATATACAGCGGCATAATGCACAGGAAATAGTTAAACCCGATGCAAAAATCATCTCGCGTATTACAACTGAGCTCAATAACGGTACACTTAATGCCGCGTCTGTTATTACCTTATTTCGCCAGGCTATGACCGACAATATCCCATTAAATAATTGGCTAAAACAACTCTGGCAAACAGCTGCTGTTTCACAGCTTTGCCAACAGCATCTGTCGGTTGAAGAACACCAATATCTATTGGAATGCTTTATACCAAACCTCACGGATAAAAATAGATCTGAGATAAAACCCTTCATCAGTGACGCTAACTCTTCAAACGCTCAGAAATATCAACATCCGACAAATCAAAAAGTAACTGACGAAGATCTGCAAGCATTATCAATATCAGATAACCCACTTCAAACCATCAACAAACCACACTCTGAACAGACTTTATTACCTGAACACCCTCTTCCACGCCCAGTAAATAATGCCGGGATATTAATTCTGTGGCCGATGCTACCCACGCTGTTTAATCAACTTGGCCTGCTTGAAGCACAGAAATTTATCCATCATCAGGCTCAGTTCAATGCCGTTGATTTACTTGACTACCTGATTTGGAGTACCGAAGAAAAACCAACAGAAAGAAAAGCACTGAATTACGTTCTGTGTGGGTTAATGGCCGATAAAGATATTCAATCAATCCCTATCGAGCCGGAAAAACAATTGATAATAGATCAATGGCTGGATGCCGTTATCCGCCAACTTCCCGGCTGGAAAAAATTAAGCCGTAATGATGTCCGCCAACTGTTTTTACAACGACCGGGGGAATTACTGGCAGACGAGCAAGCAATCAAAATCACCATCCAGCATCAGCCATTTGATGCGCTGTTGGCTGATTGGCCGTGGCCATTAAATATCGCCAAACTTCCCTGGTTGGATCGCCCTTTACGCATCGACTGGCAAAATATTTAGAAGGTTTATATGGATTACTCACTGACAATTAACCACGATATAACGGCAAAATCACACTGGATTTATCCCCATTTGGAACGTATCGATCTACGGTTACAGCATTATTATTACCAAAAGTGTGATAAATACGATTCCTTACCGGAAAGTTTTTTACTCGCCGAAGATGAATTAAAACAACGTCTGACAAAACCACAGGGCATTCCCCATTGGCTAACTAAAACGGAAGATATTATTAGCGACCCAGAAACAGCGCAAAACCCTGCCCTTGATCCATTGTCACTATTAATTGAGCGTTTTGAACTGACCGAATTTGAACGGGATGCCTTGCTATTGGGTTTATTACCCCATTTCGACAGCCGTTATCATGCACTATTTGCTGCTCTCAATGGTAACAGTAAAAAACAGTGGCCGAGTTTTGCTTTAGCGATTGAACTATTCAGCCAACGCCAAAGTGATCGGCAATTGCTGCAAAACAGTTTTTTACCGCAAACACCGTTAATCAGTAACCAACTATTACGAATCAATCACCACGAAGAACCTATCTGGCTACAGACGCAATTTTTAACTCACAGCGCTGTCTGGCATTTTCTATCAGGACAACAGGTTATTTTACCGCCTCTGACAACCTGTGTTTATTGGTGTACTCCAGACTCAGAGAGTTGGTATCCACAAGCCCTTTATCATTCACTTGAAAAAGTATTACTGAATAAAACAGACGATACTCACCCACTGGTGATACTCAGAGGAAAACAGGACAGCGCCAGAGAAATAGCGGTCAGTCATATTATGGCGTCCCATAATATAAATACCTTAACTCTCGATTTAGCTCTCCTGCCTGATGACGAGAGCCAAACCACAATATCTAATTTACTGACAGATGTAGTACGGGAAGCCCGGATACACGATGCCTGCTTATTAATCCATAACTTTTCTTTACTCACAGATGAAAAGAAAATATTACATAGCGAATTATCCACTTTACTGAATCAACCAAAATTAAAAACAATTTGTCTGGTAGAACTGGGAGAGGCATTAGTCTGGATTAAACATCTGCCAATGGTGCAAATTGATATGCCCGCCCTCACGCTGGCGGATAAAAAATCGATGCTGGAAGCAAACTTGCCGGATAATATAATCGAGGAAATGAGCGTCATTCAATTGTGTCAGCGTTTTTCATTTACACCGGAAACATTACCACTGATTATTGAAGAGGCATACCAATATCAAATAACTGCGAAAACCAGAAGGCCAATTAGCAGAAACCGATCTGCATAAGGCATTAAGTTTTCGCGCCCAACAGAATTTCGGTAAATTAGCCCAGAGAATAACCCCCAAACGCAACTTTAATGATTTAGTCATTTCAGATGCATTAACTCAACAATTACAAGAAATTATCGCGGCCATTCATTACCGTGATCAAATCCTATCCGCCGGATTTCGAGAAAAAATAGGCTACGGCACCGGCATTAGCGCGCTATTTTACGGCGAATCCGGGACCGGCAAAACCATGGCCGCAGAAGTGATTGCCGGGCATCTTGGGGTTGATTTAATTAAAGTGGATCTCTCTACCGTGGTAAATAAATATATCGGTGAAACGGAAAAAAATATCTCCCGAATTTTCGACCTGGCCGAAGCGGATTCCGGCGTACTGTTTTTCGATGAAGCCGACGCCTTATTTGGCAAACGCAGTGAAACCAAAGACGCCCAAGACAGACACGCCAATATTGAAGTTTCTTATTTGTTACAACGGTTGGAAAATTATCCCGGGTTAGTCATTCTGGCTACCAATAATCGCAGTCATTTAGACAGTGCATTTAACCGCCGTTTCACCTTTATTACTCGTTTCACTTATCCTGATGAAGCGTTACGTAAAAAAAATGTGGCAAGTGATTTGGCCTGAACAACTTAAACTATCCGATGAACTTGATCTTGAACATCTGGCTAAACGGGCTGATTTGACCGGCGCTAATATCAGAAATATTGCTTTATTAGCATCAATGTTAGCGAAACATGATCACAGTGAACAGATCGAAAATAAACATATAGATCGTGCAGTTACACTTGAATTAAACAAAACTGGCCGACTGGTTTTTTAATAAATTAATAAGATTGGAGTCAATATGACAAATATCATTGCTTCCGACAATGCTATTGTTGAGGTTAATACAGCATTAAATAATATTTTATCCCAATATTTAAATACCAATGGGAATAAAATTGATATTCGTTTTGATCTACCTGAAATTAATTCCGTTCAATCAGAACCGACGGTAAGTGTATTTCTTTATGATATCAATGAAGACCTGCAATTACGTTCTGCTGAACCAAGACGTTATAACCCAATGACCAGCACATTATTGCCGGGATGGGTAAATATCAATTGTCACTATTTAATTACTTACTGGGATGCCAGTAAACCATCAAGCGACAGTTCCAACCCGGATAGTCAACCCAATAATCAAGCCGCACAAGTGATGACACGGGTTTTAAATGCATTAATCAATAATCGCCAATTAACCGGCATTCCCGGTGCCTACACCCGGGTTATACCACAACAGGAAAACTTAAACAGCCTGGGTAATTTTTGGCAAGCTCTTGGTAATCGCCCGCGTCTCTCTTTAATGTATTCCATTACCGTACCAATGAAACTGCAAAATATTGCAGAACGTGTAATACCCATCAGCGAAGTCTCCGCGTCTGTGGATCAAAAATCCAACCATGACGGAGGGTTTATAAATGTTCAAAAATGATAATTCGTAAAAAAAACAATTAAAAAAAGCTCATTCCAAAAATAAAAACTCAGATACGACTCTATTAGATAGATTACATCTGGAAATTCCTGATACCAACGCGGTAACAGCGGCTTATCAACAACAGATTCCTGAATTGAAAGACTTTAGTAAAATAACACAATTAATCCTCAGCGCCTCAAAAGAATTTGGGCAATTAAAACCGGCAAAACAGCGCAATTACTCTAAACCGGGTCTAAAAGACGATGGTATTTCTGATGGACGATTTGCTTATGGGAAAAAATCCTTGGAAAATTATGCGGCTCATGCAGGATATGAACATAATGGTCGCTATGAAGATGAATTTGTCAATTTCAAGAATAATGATAAAAATTTAGCTGACGGAAAACTCTTTCCGGGTATTAGCCTGATTAAACATCCGAAGCTATTAAGAGTAAAAAATGAAAAAAACAAAAAAAACCGGAAACACAACTCAGAGAGGAAGCCGAAGCTTATCAAATCACCGACATTGAATCTTTTATTTCAGGGATAAAAGAGATGTATAACCAAGCAAACAAACCTTTACATCCGATAACTGAGTCCTTGATTAGAGAACATATTATTAATAATGAAGGTGTATTACCGACAATGGCGGGTATTGCAGGCTTACATGCAGAAGTACAAGCACTTAACAACTTATTCATTTCCGGGGATAAGAGAGCGGGAAAATCTATTGGCAGCCGCAATCTAGGGGAATACATTCGGGATATGCTGGAATCCTCTATCTTTACACAGCGACTGACAACAAAACAAGCCGGTGATGATTTTGCGGCTTGTCATAATTGTTCTGGAATATTGTCATCACCAGTCAATGTTATTACAGGGAAAGTAGCAAGTTCGGGAAGTAATTTCTCATTAGCATTATCTCGATATAAAACATCACAAGAATCGCCAATATAAAACGGTATGTGATTAAATGATTAACTTAAGAGGGCTTATTCATGTTCAAACGAGCTAATTCTCAAACAACATCCAGACGACGTTCTAAAAATACCGCCAAAATATCGCCATTATCAGACTTTTCTGATGGAAATGAGCCGCTTACCCTTCAGCCAGTGAAGAAAGACCATGAAAGCAAGCAAACTAAAGGGTTAAAACAATTTCTCGCAGATAGAGAACTTAACAAAGGGCATATTTCCCCGCTAAAAAATAGGGGGTTATTGGTGGGCAGCGAGGAAGCGCCAATTAACCTACCGGCCATAGCTCATCGCTATGACAGTCACCATCAGCTTGCACAGCCGATGCCGCTGAAAGATAGCCACGCCAATCATAAAAATCCTTTCCATGGCGTTATTGCCGGATTTAGCGGCGACCAGGTCACCTCTTCCGAATCAGGTTCGGCAACAATAGGCGTGCATTGGGGAGAAAATACCTTGGATCCCAATATCATCGGTATAAATGTGGTCAATGGCGCCTCAGGAACCGTAGGGATAAAAATTGCTTTAGAGGATATACAACCTGAATGTCCGGTCATTATCACGTCCGGCGCGTTGAGCGGTTGTACCATGATGTATGCGGTGAAGGATAACGATTTCTTTGCCTATCATACGGGGCAAAAACCGGGTGATGATGAATGGAAAACAGGACGACAGGGGGTTGTCACAACCAACCAGAGCCATCAAGCCCTTTTACCGGATAGCGAGCCGGTTACGGTTGGTGAACATAATAATGATTTAGTCAATATTTTCGCCAAGTATGATCAAAGTGTCATTACCTATATGGGAAAACCGGGAGTTGTAATTGATAACACAGCAAAAAATGTCAGCGTTTTTAACTATGACGAAATCAAACCTGAAAAGCTGGCTATCAGAGCGGGTTACAGCTATGCGCTGCTGGCTAGGGATGATAAAGGCAAGGTGAACGTCAAGGTATTATCGGAGGATGCTATTGTTTCGCCGGGCAAGAAAGGCAATACCATTAAGGTTATCAATTCACTTAAAAAACGGTTGTTATAATCTGCCTGAAATAATGGTACTGGGAAAATTTCACCCGCCAATAATATCTTAATTTATGGACTTATACCCAATAGATTTCAAGTTGCAGCGCGGCGGCAAGTGAACGCATCCCCAGGAGCATAGATAACGATGTGACTGGGGTAAGTGAACGCAGCCAACAAAGCAGCAACTTGAAAGATGAAGGGTATATCCTGGATAAATAAAAAGCTGGTAATATGCCAAACAAAAAACACAGTGAAACGGCTAAACATTCAGAGAATAGCGTTAAAAGATCCTCAATACAGACTGCACATGATGAGAGTAATATAGGCAGCACGTCATTAGGTATGGGGTTGGATTTAAATCACATGAGGGGAAATAGTGCTGTTAGTTCAGACCAAATTAATGAATATACATTTTGGAAAGAGAATATTTCCGAATATTACAAATGGATGGTTGTGGTTAAAGGTCACTTAAAACAATTAGACTGGACCTTAAAATCAATGGACTCCCCTGAATCTGCCGGAAGTAATATGGCTAAAAATATAGAGACGACTGCATTACAAACCCTATTTTCCCACTCCCAATAATAACTTATCTTTGAAATCCACCTATTTTATTATTTTTCTGATTAATCAGACTGTTATTGTGAAAAAATGTTTATTAAAAAATAAGACATGTCTGAAAATACATTTCAATTAAAATATCTATTTTGTGATTCACTCATTAAATACAGACAGTTAAATAGAAAAATGAAAATATACAGCATTGCGCTGTAGGGTAAGACTATTGAATTAAATATAGGCTATTAATATAATTATTTGCTCACAAATGTCATTCTTACGCAAAACAAATAGGTGATAATATGGAAAACGAATCTAACAAAAATGAAAAGCAAAAACAAAGCTCATCACAAATTGATAATTTGGCTCCGACTAACCGCACATTGACAATAAGTGAACGTATAAAGGCATTGAATGAACAAGGATTATCCGACACCAAAAAATCGACTTCCCAATTTGCGATGCCCTCTTCATCAAGCAGCTCTTCTGTAAATACTAATAAACCAGAACCAAAACCAAAGCCAAAATCATTACAGGGAAAAAAACTGCCAGTTATTACAACTGCGGAAAGTTCAACATCAGCAGCTAATCGATCAACGTCTTCCACTGTAGATTCTGAGACATTATTAACATCAAGTTTTAATGACATAACATCTTCAACTTTATCCGTTGGCAAACATGAATTAGAACTGACAGATCAAAAAGATGTCATTATTTTTAGAGGAGATAATCGGGATCCTGAAAAAATCGTAGCCGCAGGTGGATTTTATCCATGGTCAAAAAAGCATATTACCGAGATTAAGAATGCATTGACGGATGCATTTATTAGTGATGGACCATCAGCGCATATGGTAGGACATGTCAGGAGTCCAAATCAGAACTATGTATCCACAGGAATAAATACAGATTGTGGTGGATATGGGGGACACGCTGCCTACCTGTACAAGATGGAAATTCCTGGACTAAGACCGCAGGAGATGAGTAGAGAAACTATTGGTCAGGAAATCAGGCAAGATAAAAGAGGAATTAATTATCCTGAATTTTTGATGAGCCACCAGACTCTTCAACAATCAGAATTCGTCGCAATGATGCCCGCACGTACAGAAGAGCTGACATTTATTACCCCGATTCCCCTGAATTATATCACTTCATATAAAAAGAAAGGCACAAACACCTGGCATAAAATGCCTGGTCCAAAGGAATAAAAGAGATTAACCCGCCTTTATATGGAGTATTTCGTATAATATTTTTTTTTGCGCCACCTGTGGCGCACTCTCTTTTATTTTCTCTATCCATGACTACTGCAAACAATCCACTGGATTAAACAATAGCATCTGAAATACCCTCTTCTTAGCGCCATCCCATCTTCAATAGTAGAATAAAGCTCATTCCCTTGTACTCCAATAAGCATTTTAACCTATTCCATTAATAATCATCAGAGTGATTAATTTTTCCCTGATTATTAGTTTATCAGCAAAACCATTCCACCATGACAATAAAACATTCCATAAACATACAATATTATTCAAAATTAAATATCACAAATGTAATTTATCACCCTGTTTATAGAAACAATAGAGAAATGTTGACATATGAAATCATTAACATCTATCATATTAATTAACAATCACCATTATTATTAATTGATATTCCTCATAAGAATTCATCCCCTATAATTATTTTGTTTTATCAAAGGTGATTTAAATAATCATTGAATAATTTTTTAAACACGAACAATAACCTATGTAAACCAGGTTATTGCGGTAGCTATACCCAATAGTCAAGTACTAGGAAAAAAAATAATAGACGTTTTTCTTCTATTTCAAATGTAAATAATAAAGGAAAAAACCATGGCTACAACTCCAGAACAAATCGCGGTTGACTATCCCATTCCTACTTATCGGTTTGTTGTCTCGGTTGGTGACGAACAAATCCCCTTTAACAATGTTTCCGGGCTAGATATTTCTCATGAAGTCATCGAATATAAAGATGGCACCGGAAATTACTACAAAATGCCGGGCCAACGCCAATCAATCAATATCACCCTGCGTAAAGGGGTATTCCCTGGCGACACTAAACTTTTTGACTGGATTAACTCTATTCAACTTAATCAGGTTGAGAAGAAAGATATTGCCATTAGCCTGACCAATGAAGCCGGCACCGAAATTTTAATGACCTGGAATGTGGCAAATGCTTTCCCAACGTCATTCACCTCCCCTTCTTTTGACGCCACCAGCAATGATATTGCCGTTCAGGAAATCACGTTGACCGCAGATCGCGTCACCATTCAGGCTGCTTAATACATCCCCAATAACAAGCCATCCCGGTGTTTATATTGAAAAGATAATCGTCTGACACGATCAATTGCCAGTACGCCAACAAATAATGATCAACATTGGCATGGCTCATCGGTCCAACTGAATTCATCACCATTCAGTTCATGCAAAATATCGCACTATAACTTGGAGGCAATATGCCAATAACCCCAACTTATCCCGGCGTTTATATTGAAGAGGACGCTTCACCGTCCCTTTCTGTTCGTTCCGGTGCAACGGCAGTGCCTGTTTTTGCCGTCGCAAATAATAATTCATTAATATCAGGTAAGCCCTATATTCGCGTCAGTAGCTGGCTGGAGTATTTAACACTAAAAGGTGGACAATTTAATCCTTCCGATAAACTGGATATCGCACTGCGCGCCTATTTTATTAACGGCGGTGGATATGGTTATCTCGTCAAAACGCAAGATTTAGAAAAGCAAGTACCGGTACTTGATGATGTCACGCTATTGGTTGCCGCCGGAGAAGAGATCACAACCGCCGTCGGAACACTTTGTCAATTAGGCAAAGGATTATTCGCCATTTTTGACGGCCCTAAAACTCAAATAACCTCAGACCAAAAACCAGACGATGTACTTAATCCTTATTCAGCAACACAATATGGCGCGGTTTATTATCCCTGGCTGACCGCTGCATGGGGAGAAAATAAAGCCAGTATTGATATTCCGCCCAGTGCCGTCATGGCCGGTATCTATGCCAGTGTCGATAACAGCCGGGGTGTCTGGCAAGCTCCCGCCAATGTCCCTGTTCAGGGCGGATTACAACCTAAATATCCGATGACCGACGACCTGCAAGGGAAATATAACCAAGGTAAGGCGTTGAATATGATCCGTACCTTTCCTAAGAGCGGTACGCTGGTCTGGGGAGCCAGAACCCTTGAGGACAGCGATAACTGGCGTTATATCCCAGTTCGCCGCCTGTTTAACAGCGCGGAACGGGACATTAAAAATGCCATGAGTTTCGCGGTATTTGAGCCTAACAGCCAACCCACCTGGAAAACTGTGCAACGGGCTATCGATAACTACCTCTATTCCCTCTGGCAGCAAGGCGGGTTAATGGGCGACAAAGCCGAACAGGCTTACTTTGTTCAAATTGGTAAAGGCATCACCATGACCGATGATGATATCAAGCAAGGCAAAATGATCGTCAAAATCGGTATGGCCGCTGTCCGTCCAGCCGAATTCATTATCTTGCAGTTCACGCAGAATATCGCACAATAATGGGAGGCAGCATGCCAACAACACCGACCTATCCCGGCGTCTATATTGAAGAAGATGCGTCATTATCGCTCTCTGTCAGCCACGGGAATACCGCAATACCTGTTTTTATTGGCCGCTTCCTACCTAAAAAAACCAGCGCAACCCTAAAAGCGGTACGTGTTAGTAGCTGGCTGGATTTTACGAATCTATTTAATGTCGGTTGTATTACGTCAATCGCTATCACATCGACTAAACCAACGCCACCGCCTCCCTCTCCGCCTTCCAAGAACGTTGAAGGCGATACAGCAACTGCCGATATTGCTCTTGACGCAGACGATACAAACACAGATTACACTTACGCTATAAATACAGTTACCTCGACAACGAGCAACGATGCGCTAAAACTCTATTTCCAAAATGGCGGCGGACCTTGTTATATCCTGCCAATTGCCGATTCAGCAGATGCTAAAACTACGGCGTTAATTCCAGAGCTAATTGAGCAAGCTTTGGAGATTACGTTAATCGTCTGCCCTGAACAGGATTCTTCCTACCAGAGCGCGATATACAACAGCCTGACATCCGCATTATTGAATACCGGCTATTTCCTTATCGCTGACAGCCAAGACAAAACAACCCCACCTGGCGTTAACGTGCAATCACAAACCGCGACTTATTATCCGGCGGTTAAAATTTCACACCCTATTCAAGCGGAAGAGGAAGATAGCCTAATCACAGTTTCAGGTTATGAAGATGCAAAAACAAAACCCGATGAAGTCAAAAATCTAGCGCAGCTCAAAGAGAAAAACTTGGATGTCTACAAAAAAGCTGTCCAAGCAATACAGGACAAAACAAAATCCAACAACGTCATTCCTGCCAGTGCAGTCATGGCCGGTATCTATTGCGCCACTGATGCCAGCCGGGGTGTCTGGAAAGCACCGGCAAATGTTGTACTGAGCGGGATCAGTGATATCACCGAACGGCTCACTGACGATGAGCAAGGTACCATGAACCAAAAAGGTATCAATGCCATCCGCTATTTCACCAACAAAGGTTTTGTCGTGTGGGGCGCACGCACTCTGAAAAATGATGACAACTGGCGCTACATTCCCGTTCGGCGTCTGTTTAATAGCGCAGAACGCGATATCAAACAGGCAATGCAATCCGTCGTCTTTGAACCCAATAGCCAACCCACCTGGGAACGGGTGAAATCAGCCATTGACAACTATCTCTACTCCCTCTGGCAACAAGGGGCATTAGCCGGAAATAAACCGCAGGAAGCCTATTTTGTCCAGATTGGTAAAGGTATCACCATGTCCGACGACGACATTAAACAAGGGAAAATGATTGTCAAAGTGGGCATGGCCGCGGTACGTCCGGCTGAATTTATTATCCTTCAGTTTTCACAAAATGTAGCCCAGTAATCGTACTGAGACGCGGTTAAACACCGCGTCTATTCAGTCGTTAAGGAGACGATAATGGAGATAACACAGCCGAGCGTCAGCGTCACAGAAAATCTGATATCCCCAAAACAGGATGACACGTTTATCGGTATACCGGTTTTTATTGGTTATACCTCATCGCTGGTCAATAAAACGGCTATCAAGCTTAACAGTTTGGCCGACTTTGCCCGGTCATTTCCTGAGTCAGGATTAATGTACTATTCTGTGCGCCATTTCTTTGAAAACGGCGGTCAACAAGCTTATGTGCTATCACTGGGTACGGAGAAACAATTAAGCGATTTTCCGTCATTGATCACCGCACTGCAACAAGCGTGGCTGACACAAACGATTTCCGCAGAGAACGACATTACTCTGATTATCACCCCGGATGCTATTCGCTTTAATCAGACAGATATTTCCTACACTCAAAGAGATCTTTGGTTACAATTTTGGCAATCGGCGCTCAATCTTTGTAAGAGCCGACGCGGCATTATGGCATTACTGGATGCCCCTGATGACCCGACATTAGCCGCTGAATGTTTAAAACGGTTTTCTTCCGCTGATCGACAATGGGGCGCGGTATACTGGCCGCAGCTAAAAAGCGCCTATCTGGATAATGCGCAAAACCCTATCGTGCTTTCACCCACCGCCGCAATAGCTGCCGTCATCCAGCGTAACGATAACCAACAAGGCGTCTGGACCGCTCCGGCCAACATTGCCTTAGCCAAAGTAATTAGCCCGGTACACTCTTATATTGAAGCGAATGCACTGTTTAACCCGGCTGGCGCCTCGCTGAATCTGGTGCGCAGCTTTCCCGACAAAGGCATTAGGATCTGGGGATGCCGAACCTTGGAAAATACCCCCGGTTCCCTCTGGCGCTATATCCAGATCCGCCGTCTGGTTTCCTATATCGAAGCCCATATGACCCAACTGGGCCGCGCCTTTGTCTTTGAACCCAATAACGCCATCACCTGGATGAAGTTTAAAGGACAAGCTTATAACTGGCTGCGTCAGTTATGGTTAAACGGCGGGCTACGAGGCACCCAAGAAGATCAGGCGTTCAAGGTGTTATTGGGTGTGGGTGAATCAATGAGTGAAGCCGATATACGGGCCGGAAAAATGATCATAAAAATTAGCCTCGCGGTCCTAATTCCGGCCGAATTTATTGAGCTAAGCCTGACATTTGATACCCATACCGGTACCACCCGCTAAGTCAAACAGAGGCAACATATGAACAACCTCTACACCCCGGCAGTGTCACACCCGTTTTATCGCCAGTTTTCTTTTTAACAACATTCCCAGTCCACTGGATATCGCCTTTCAACGGATATCGGGCCTGAGCCGTGAGTTACAAACTAGCCAACACAGCCAAGGCGGGGAAAACGCCAGAAATACCTGGCTGGCCGAAAAAATCCAACATGGCAGTCTGATGTTGGAGCGTGGTGTGATGACGGTGACACCACTCACGCTGGTGTTTGATCGTGTCCTGCGTGGCGAAAAAGCGGTCTATGCCGATGTCGTGATTATGTTACTGAATGAAAATTCGTTACCCGTGGCAAGTTGGACATTAAGCAACGCGCTACCGGTACGCTGGTCCACCGGCGACTTTGACGCCAATAGCAATACCGTTTTGGTGAATTCACTGGAGTTGCGTTATCAAGATATGCGCTGGTTAGGAGTAAAAGTATGACCGTCGAAATTAAGGAGCTGATTATTCGAGCTAAAGTGACTGATTCCGAGAGTAATCCCATCACATCACAGACATTAGCCCAAGAGACGCTAGATAACGCCCATCTGATCGAGATTATCAAACGGGAAGTGTTAGAGGCGTTGCGTGAAACCGGAGGCTATTATGAGCTTAATTGAACGCAGCCTGTCCAAACTCACCCTTACCGCCTTTAAAGACCGGGAAGGGAAAATCTCCGTAGGCAGCTTACAGGCCATGTATAACCCTGATGGGATTCAGCTCGATTATCAAACCCACTACCAACAGGATGAAAGCGTTAACAATGCCAGCCAAAGCAGCCGCTATGTGCTATCACAACCCGCCGGTTTGACGTTAGTCCTGCTATTTGACGCGACCATGCCGGGCAACAACATCCCGGTAGAAACCCAACTCACAACCTTGAAAGCTTTGTGTACGGTGGATGCCAGCACCAACGTGCCCCACTTCCTCAAAATCAAATGGGGCAAAATGCGTTGGGAAAACAAAGGTTATTTCGCCTGCCGGGCTAGTGATCTCACCATCAATTACACCCTATTTGACCGGGACGCTACGCCACTGCGAGCCAGCGCCACTTTATCGCTGATCGCGGACGAAAGCTTTGTTATTCAAGCCACTGAACAGCAGTTAAAATCACCGCCGATCACCGCAGTCAGCGTGACCGATATGCTCTCTCTGCCGTTAATCGCCTTAGGCGCCGGGGCTTCTCTGGCAGGCGGCATTGATTACCTCACCCTCGCTTGGCAAAACAATCTGGATAATCTTGATGATTTCACCCCGGGGCAAACGCTACAGGCACAGGGGGATGCATGAAGATACCGGCGATAGACGTTAAAATAGCGGGAAAAACCCTCAGCCAGTTTTCTGTGATGAGTCTGACCGTAAACCACCAAATCAACGGTATCCCCACCGCCAATATCACGCTTAGCGTAGCCGGTGACGCCAACGCGATTTTTGCCGCTAAAGCTCAAGCTGAACTCACAAGCTGTCGGCCCAATCAAGAACTGATCGTGAGACTGCAAAAAACCGTGTTGTTTAAGGGGATCATTGTTCGGCAAGCGCTTAAATTCAAAGGTCAGGACAGTCTGGTTACCCTAACGGCGAAACATCCACTGCAAAAACTCACTGACAATTTCCATTCACAGTTATTCAGTCAACAAAGTGATGAAGCCATTATCAGAAAACTATTCAGTCAAGCAGGGATACCTGTCACGATAAAACAGGCGCCTCAGCTTAAAACTGAACATGAGCAAATGGTCCAGTTTCGCTGCCATGACTGGAAATTCTTAAAAAACCGGCTGGTCGCCGCCAATATCTGGTTATTACCCGGTAACGAGACGGTCACGCTGGTGACGCCGGAATCACTTAATCAATCGACTGTGCACACAATTAAACAACGTGCCGGTGATCAAGACATTGTGCTGTTTGAGGCAGATCTGCAATGGGATAACCGGCACAGCCCCAAAACGGTGAGTGTACAATCCTGGGATATCGCACAACAAAAACTATCTCAGGCCACTCAGGCAAAAAACAGTCGGCTTGGCAGTGGTCAACTCGCGCCAGACAGTTTGGCAACCTTATCCGATCAGACATGGCAATGGGTTTTTAGCTATCCGCAAGATAATGAACAAGCCAAATACCTTGCGCAAGGCATCCTGAATAACCTGCGAAGTGATAACGTCTCCGGCAATGTTGAAGTTGCAGGGAATAGCCACTATCAACCGGGGGATGTTCTGGCGTTAAGCGGCTTTGGTCAGGGAATGGATGGTAAAGGAATTATCACCGGCGTCAGCCAAACCATCAATCAGCGACAAGGTTGGCGTACCCGGCTAACTCTGGGCCTGTTGCCGGAGACAGAACCGGTGGTCCCACCGGTTAAAGAGCTGCATGTGGGGATTGTGGAAAAATACCAACAGGACAAGCAGTCACTGGACCGAATTCCGGTCAGGATACCGGCGTTAAACTTAACCAACAGTGTACTCTTTGCCCGACTGGGTAAACCTTATGCCAGTCATGAAAGCGGGTTCTGTTTCTACCCGGAACCGGGGGATGAGGTGATTATCGGTTTCTTTGAATGCGATCCCCGCTTCCCGGTGATATTAGGCGCTATGCACAACCCGAAAAATAAAGCGCCAATAGAACCCAGTGAAAAAAATCCAATAAAAACCGTGGTCATTAAACAAGGGGATAATCAACAAGCATTAGTGTTCAATCATCAAGATAAAATTGCCGCCCTTAATAGCGGAAAACATTCATTATCACTGCAACAGGATAAAGATATTACGATAAACTCAGCGAAGAATATTATCACCAAAGGCCAGGAAATTAACCTACAGGCGGAAAAATCCTTGTCAGCCACTGGAAAGTCCGGCGTCGATATTAAAGGTGCGAAAATTAACTTAACACAATAATAGGACAGCAAAATGACAGACAACATATTAGCCGATATTTATGGTCGGGGTTGGGCTTTTCCGCCACAGTTTTTTATCCAAGAGAATATACAGTCAGAAATACCCACCGGTGTCCAAATGGCAGCAGGTGCGGAAAATGTTCGTCAAAGTATGAAAATTCTTTTTCTGACTGAACCCGGCGAACGGATTATGCGTGAAGATTATGGTTGTGGCCTGAATGATTATCTGTTTGAAAATATCAGTGATGAATTGATGGCAGAGATCCAAACCCGGATTGAAGAACGAGTACTGCGTTATGAACCACGCGCAAACATTACCGCGATTCAGATAAACCAGAAAACGGACTTCCCCAATACCCTGCATGTCCAAGTGACTTACTCCCTAAGAGGCAGCGAAATCAGCCAACAACTTGACGGCATCCTTGAAGTCAGCGAAGGCCAGGTGTGGGTGAACCTATGAGTAAACAACTGGTGGTGGATGGTGACAATCTGCTATTTGAACCGCTATTCGGCAACCGGCAAGTCACCCTTCTGGGACCAGCAACCATTAGAGGCAGCGGGCACGCCCAGATCCAAGGTAAAAAGATCGCCATTGTGGGTGACGAAAAAAAGGTCCAAATTTCAGGCGCAATATATTACCCCTAG